TTGCCAAGTTGGTAAGTGGTGATAAGACTGTTAAGGTTAACGCCTCTGCAATCTTTCCACATGATGTGTTGAAGGGAGTGATCGGTAGCTACCGTGCAACTTTAGACAAGACAGAAACTGACCACATTGTGGCACAGTGGGATGCTTTGCCAAACTACGTTGGAGATGCCAGCATCATGCCAATTGTAGACGTTAGCGGTTCTATGTCCTGCCCAGCAGGCAAGAACACTAATGTGTCTTGCATGGATGTTTCAATCAGCTTGGGCTTGTACCTAGCAGATAAGAACAAGGGCGTGTTCAAGGACACATTCTTGACTTTCTCTAGCAAGCCACAACTTGTTACTCTAAAGGGTAACATTGTTGACAAGGTTGCTCAAATGAGCAAGAGTGATTGGGACATGAGCACTAACTTGCATGCCGCTATGGACAAGATCCTAAGCGTTGCAGTTAAGGGTTCAGTACCAGCAAGCGACATGCCAGCCATGTTGCTGATCTTGTCAGACATGCAGTTTAACCAATGTGCTCGTTACGACGACACAGCAATGCAAATGATCGAACGCAAGTTCGCAGATGCAGGTTACACTGTGCCACAGATTGTTTTCTGGAACCTAAACAGTTCAGACAACGTACCTGTTAAGGCAGACAAGAGTGGTGCCGCATTGGTAAGTGGATTTAGTCCATCAATCATGACTAGCTTGCTAGCCGCTGATTTGGATCAATTCACTCCAGAAGGTATCATGCTTAAGACTGTAATGAGTGATCGTTACGCTCTCTAAGCTGTTGTAGAAATACAACACCCCTAAACCCTGTCAGCTTACCCGTTGACAGGGTTTTCTTTTGAGTATATAATTAAGACATGTACACAGTAATAAACAAAGAAATAGAAACAAACTTTCCTAGCTTAGATAAGGCAATGATCTATGCTAAAACTCTAGATGCTTTTGTAAGCATTGTAGGAAGCGAATTTGAAATTGTAGGCATGTTTGGAGTAGACAGTATCAAAGATGGTTTATGCCCAGATGGCATTGCCTACGATTGGAACAAGGCTAGCCGGATTGGGCGAGTTAAAAAGGAGCGAATATAATGGAAATCTCAAGAGCAGAACAGAGCGTTATAAAGTATAATCAAGAACAGTATCGATTAGATCAGGCTCGTTTGGAAAAACACCGAGAACAAGATTATAGCAAAAAGATTGAAGAACGTAGACTTGATCAAATCATAGCAGAACGAGTAGCAAGAAATATTCGTCTAGATTCGGATAAGGGTCGACACATCGACATAGAAACTTAGGAGGCATGTATGCCATGGATTGAAAACGTAGCCGCTGATGACATCCCAAAAAGATTTCATCACGAAGCAGGTGAGAACAGTATGCTGATTAGCATAGTTGATCCAGCAAGCTGGCGGCCTGTACCTGCACATAAGTTCAAAGAACAACATAACTTTGAGTTTTTGGATGTAGAAGAAAAGGATGAAGTACTGGAAGAAGCAATGAAGTGCAGTCACGAGCAGGCTAACGAGCTTGTTCGCTTGTTACAACACGCATTAGAGCACCGTATGAATGTTGTTGTTCATTGCTATGCTGGCGTTTGCAGGTCGGGTGCGGTTTGTGAAGTTGGAGTTATGCTAGGGTTCCAGGATACTGGCAGATTTCGTAGTCCAAATCTTTTAGTCAAGCATCGCATGATGAAGGCATTGGGGTGGACATATGATGAAAACGAAAAGCCAAACTTAGATGATTGGCGCTCTATAAGACCCATTGGAGATTAATATGTATTTGTGCAGAGAAGAAGTTCAAAAGATTTTAGATACTATGGACAAGTTTCCAGAAGCTACTAGTTTTGAGTTAACACAGGACAACATGAGTATTGGTAGTGTTACTAGTTTGATAGTATATACTAAAATTAATGGTTTAGACGGTGAGTTCAAAACTGAAATTTCAGGTGTGGAGAATTGGTAATGACAACATGGGTGACAAGTGACTTGCATTTTGGGCATAAGAACATTATGAGTTTTTGCCCAGATGCAAGAGCACGATTTAGAAATGATTTAGCTTACATGAACGAAGCAATGGTTAAAGAATGGAACGACTTGATCGAACCAGAGGACACCGTTTACATCTTAGGTGATGTTGCGTTTATGTCAGGCGGTGATGCCGCAAAGATGGTTAAGCGTTTGAATGGCATTAAAATTTTAGTACGTGGTAATCATGATCGTAAGACATTGATGGATGTAAACTTTCGCAGAGCCTTTGCAGAAGTACACGAGTATTTAGATATTACATATAATGGCACTAAGGTTATAATGTTCCATTATCCTATTGCAGAATGGGATCAAATGCACAGGGGTGCTGTTCATTTACACGGTCACTTACACGGTGGGGTAAGTGGAATGGAAAAATTCCGTTGCCGTGATATGGGCATGGATGCAACAGGTCGTATTGCTGTTAGTATGGAAGACGCGATCCGCGATGCTATGCATGGCGAGATCAAAGGACATCACGTTAAGGAGTAAACAATGGAAATGGTAGAAAGAGCTAGAGTATTTGCTACAGCGGCACACGCGGCTGTTGGACAAGTTCGGAAGTACACTTTCGAACCATACATTGTCCATCCTGCTGAAGTTGCAATGATTGTTGCCGAAGCCGGCGGATCTGAAGCAATGGTTGCGGCTGCTTGGTTACATGATACCGTAGAAGATACTGGTGTCACTAACGAAGTTATCCGTGCCGAGTTTGGTGCAGAAGTTGCAGAGTTAGTTGGATGGTTAACAGACGTTAGTCGTCCTGAACACGGCAATCGAGCGCATCGAAAGGCATTAGACAGAGCACACTCTGCAATGGCACCTGCCGAAGCACAGACAGTTAAGTTAGCAGACTTAATAGCCAACACTCGTAGTATCGTAGAACATGATGTTGCGTTTGCCAAAACGTACTTAGAAGAAAAGCGATTATTGTTAGAGGTTATGACTAAGGGCGATGCTACATTAATGGCAGAAGCTAGAAAGTATATCCGATGACTTATATTACTAATAAGTATCAATCAATCCGACTGCCTAATGAACTAGGCATGTTGGATTGGTTACAAGAAACCTATCCTAACTCGGGATACTACATTGTGGAGACAGTATGATAGATGAAAGCCATTTACCAGTAGCAGAACAAGGATTAGTGTTTCGCCTGCGTAAGCGAGCAGAAATACGGAGACAAATTAAAGATCGTAAAAGTGTACAAGAAGGCGCCGCAGACAGAATAGCAGATTTGCTAGAAGAAGCGGCAGACGAAATAGAAAGGTTACAAAAATGCCAAAGTGTTATCAGCTAGTTGGAGTTCCGGGTTCAGGTAAGAGTACTTGGATCAAGGATCAAATTTGGGCATTAGGTTTGAACATTGTTTCAACTGATGTTTGGGTGGAAGATTATGCTAAACGAATGGGAAAGACCTATTCTGAAGTGTTTACAGAATATATGCCAATTGCTGTTAAACTAATGGCTGATCATGTAGTTAAGTGTCGTGAAAACAATCATGATATAATTTGGGATCAAACTAGTACTACTGTTGCTAGTCGCAGACGTAAGTTCCGTATGCTTCCAGACTATGAACATATCGCAGTTGTGTTTGGTACACCCCCTACAGATGAATTGGTTAGCCGTTTGGCGGGCCGTGCGGGAAAGGATGTTCCGTGGGAAGTTGTACAAGGTATGATTGATAATTTTGAAATGCCTACAGAAGACGAAGGCTTTATTGAAATTTGGAGAGTTTGAGCTTGCTCTTTACATCGTTAGATGTTATAATAATAACATCAACTACTGGTATAGGCAAATGCATATTCAAAAATTCTTAGAACAAGATATCCAAAAACAAATTGAAAAAAGTTGTATTTGGGGACTACGTCTACACTTTCTAGCCAGCGACCTTAGAACTTTTGCCAATGCAGTTGGATCTAAAGATTTAGAGGAGTTGTCTACTTATCACTGGTTCAATCATCATTTTGCAGGAGGCAGTCCGGCAGGTGAAGGGTACCGCACTGCTTCTAACGAAAATTACAACAACCTAGGGTACTGTATTAGAGAAACTCAAAGTAACGTTCTCAATACTACTGAAAAGAAAGGTAACCTAGGAGCAGACCTAGTCACAGGTTATGCACTGAGTCAAATGATGAGTCAAGGTATTAGCGGATTGACCACTGATCAATTCCATACCAAGGATGGCGGTTTCCATTGCGAACACAACTTTCAAGTTAACCATATTAAGAAATTGTTACTAGAAAAAATTCTAACCAACAATAAGATTGATCCAAAGAGCCTAGTTAGGTTTGTTATTGACCACAGTCTAGTAGTAACTGTGCATAATTCTGAACGTAAGGACGGCGGATCAAACTTGAATAAAAACATTGCACCATTTTGGAGATATTCAAATGTTGGTGCTAATGTTTTGCAGTACACTGACGACGGGTTTGAAGACGTAACAAACAACACTATTCAAGAGATCAACTCTACACGATGGAATCGTAATAAATATTTTAAAGCGTTTAGAACCGCTTTTGAAAGTATTGCTCAAGAATCTGTTGACCAGTTCCGCGAAGAAGTGTATACTAGCACTTACAACAAAGAACCGTGTAGTAGCACAAGTCCAATCTTAGATGAGAAGAATCTTAAATTATTGGTCAAGAATGATCCTGGAGCAATCGCTAAGGCATTTTATCCAGACAAATTCAAAGACAGGTGGAAGAAAAACAAATGAAAAAATATCAATGGCACGAATGGGACGTAAACACATTTAAGGCACTAAGCACATTAAATACTGACCCTACTAAAGAACTAATCCATAATAGAATGGGTAGACTATATTGGGTTACTAAAGGCGATGCACTCTATGTGCAACGTTTTGCAAGAGAGAACGGTCCTTATCAAGGGCGCAATCTTAAGTTTCTACGTAAGATGAAACCTAATGCACAGACTATTATCGATGTTGGCATGAACGTTGCTAATAACACAATGGAATATGCAACCTGGGCAACGACTGTACACGGCTTTGAACCGTTTCCAGATACTTACAAATTAGCTACAGAAAACATTTTACTTAATCAGCATGTTGAACTAAAAGGTCGTTACTGGGATACCCGTAATGTTAAAACAGTGCATGACCCAAATCATGCAGATGGCTGGTGGAAAAAGCCAGACGGAACATTTGCTAGTTTAGAAATTAGTGGTAACATTGTTACTCACAATGAAGGACTTGGTGAAACTGCTGGACAGATGGAAATGGAACATCACCCTAACAATGCCGGACACAACTGTATTCTTACTGAAGAACGAAAAGCCAAGACCAAATACAGTGTTCATGCGGTGCAGGTCAATACACTAGACAGTCATAAATTTGAAGATGTAGACATTATCAAAATTGACTGCGAAGGATACGAATTCCCTATTCTAAAAGGTGCTGAACAAACAATCCGATCTTGTAGACCAATTGTGCAATTAGAAATTGTACCTGCACAGTGTTCTAAGTTTGGCTACACACCCGACGACATTTGGGATTTCTTTATTAACAAGATTGGCAATTATGCTGTTTATGATTTTAAAGGCAAACGCTTGCCAGATCAATGGCAGCAAATTAAAGGTGTTATGGACAGATTCTTTGTGCCGCTTGAGTTAGTAGTTAACGAAGACACAACAGATATAATGCACCCTGGAATGGGCGAAGCAGGATTTGGTAAGAAAAAAGAAAAACAAGTAGTTCAGTTAAATCCAGAAATATTTGAAGAATGAAAAGGCCCTCCGGGGCCTTTTTTTGTTTCTGCAAATAAAGATACCTATAAATACTGCATGATTAAACCATGGCTTAAACCTCAAGAAGGATTAATTTCTGCTTTCTATACATTGCATTTTAAAAAAATGAATGGCAATACAATATACCTACCGGGTGTAGATAGATTTTTATTAGCAGATAATTTTGATCCTTGGATAACTCTCGAAGTAGCTGAAATACTTAGTTCTAAAGTGCCTACTCAAGTTGTATTGTTAGGAGAAGGTATGCCCGGACTTAATAATCTTACTGCCTTAGAACAAACTATTAGAGATAAAACAACAATGGTTATTCACGGGGCAAATGTATTAGTAGCGAGACAAACCCCTTCTGTTAGAAAAATTAATGGGGCTGACAGTATTATAACAGTTGGCTGGCCAGAAGATTATACTTCTTCAGAGGCCAAAGCTATGTTATTAAAACTTCGAGAATTTGGATTCTTTTGTCTACGAGTGTGTCATGCTTTGAAGATTGCAGAATCTCTACACAATCTTGTACCCCATAAAAAATATATGGAAGAGTATTTTCCAGATATGGTACCTGATAATTTTACAGTGCCAATTGATCAAACTGAATTTCCTAAAGGAATGTCAAATACTATCAAACATATTTTGTATATGGCAAACGACGTTGAAGATGCAATGGCGGAGATTGAAAATGCATGGGCGTTGCATTCTGCAGCCTGCCCGCATATAAGAGAAACTTTTTATAAATTTGTCGGTATACCAATACCGAGTGCGTTATCTAATTTAGCATATACACACAACTACACTGTACGAGCTGTTTAATGAATAGAGACACTGAGATATATTTTAGTAGCATTATTTTTAATGGATACCAAGACGGATTCTGGAATGGGTTATACCCTGAACTGACCGAAGGTGGCAAGTTTATGATAGACCTAGGAAGGAGAATTAACCCCAACAGGTTTGTTACTAGAAACGGAGAATGGAGCCTACCATGGAATCAAACTCTGCCACCCGAATTCAAAATGCCCGAGCTTGATCTAGGATTTAATAAAACATTTGAGCAAGTTACTAACGAACGTGCTCAAGAAATTAAACATAGAATAAACAAAAACGATCAACATTTTGCAGTTATGTATTCAGGCGGCATAGACAGTACTGTGGTACTATCAGCATTAATAAAAAATTTAACAATCAAAGAGTTAGAAAATGTTGTAGTATGTGCTAGTAGTCACGCTATTGTAGAAAACCCGCAATTTTGGAAAAAGTTTATCTATGGAAAATTTAAAATCATTGATAGTGCAAAAACCAAGTATGACGATTTAATTGAGAAAGGTTATTTTGCAATTACCGCAGATGAGGGCGATTGTATCTTTGGCACTGCGTTAGGATTAACCTTATACACTAATTACGATCACTATTTGACCAAAGTGTCTAGCAATATGCGTCCAAGATTAGAATCGTTAAAAGGAAAGTTTACTGATCCCGATGTACACTATTCGGCATACAAAGATGTTATCCTTGAACATTTTAAAATTGCATCAAATCCTGCATTTGCTGAAAGTTTTTACAATAAGTTTGAAAAAAATATTCAAACCTCCTCAATAAAAATAAACAGCTTACACGATTATTTTTGGTGGATGATATTTAACATCAAATATTTAAATTGCTCAGTGAGGGGTGCAATCTATTACAATGATAGAGTCAGCACAGAATATGTTGTTAAACTAGGAATTATTAACTGGTTTAACGGACAAGATTATCAGCGATGGAGCATGGTCAACAATAACAACGGACAAAAGATCATTAAAGGTCCAGCAACTTATAAGATGGCAGCTCGACAATATATCTATGATTTAGATAAAAACGATTGGTATTTTTACTTTAAAATTAAGCTAGAAAGCCTTGGCCTTAGTATTATACATGATCAAGATGTATCTAACACACCATTAAATATGCGTCCAAACGCTAGATTTGGCATAGATACTGACTATAATTTGCTGTATATAGACGATCCTACAGTACAAGATTACATCAAACATCACCTAATAAACTACCAAAAAGACTGGTAAACTGGGTTTGATAAATAAATATGTAAACAAATCCTTTTAACGGAGTAGGAAATTATGAAAACAATTCGCTGGGTGATCGCACACGAACCAATCGATCTTTTTTTAAGAGCAGCCAATCGCTTCTCTAAGCAAGTCAAAGAGCAAACAAACGGCGCTATTGACATCGAAGTATTGTCACTAACTGACTATGCTAAGAAATACAACAACGGCAAAAAAGTCACTAAGCACGATCTGTTACAGTTAATGGAAGACGGCACAGTTGAAATGAGCCAAATGTACACAACATGGTTAGGCCACTATAACAAAGATATGTTTGTTTTAGATCTTCCATTCCTATTCCGTGATCACGAACATGCAGATCGTGTATTAGAAGGCGAAATTGGTGAGTACTTGTTAGAAGGTCTAGAGCAAAGTTCAGCAGTTCGCGGCCTAGCTTTTACATACAGCGGCGGATTTAGAATTGTTCCTTCTCAACAAGAGTATGCAACAGTTGATGCATTTAAAGGTGCAAAGATTCGTACAGCTAGAAGTCCAGTCGCTGTTGATACATTCTTAGCAGTTGGCGCCACTCCAATTGACACTGTTGAATTAGAAGAAATGAATGAGGCAGCTCGCGCTGGTATCATTGACGCTGGTGAAAGTACATTTGTTCGTGTTATTCCATTAGAGCAAGATAAGTCTTTTGCCTATGTAAACGACACAGCACACAGCTTGTTCTTAACTTCAATCATTGTTGCTAATGGATTCTGGGATACACTAGACTTAGCAACACAAGAAATTATGAAAGATGCTGCCTTGAATGCCGCCCGTATTGAGCGTCGTGAAAGTGTAGTTGACGTAGCAAGTGTTAAAGAAACACTAGGTGATCGAGTTGTAGAAATGAGCGCAGACGAAACTGCTAAATTTAAAACAGCTACTGAAGTAGTGTATACTAAGTATACTGACTATTTTAGCAACGACTTGATTAACAAAATTAAATCAGCGTAAGGAAAATTCAAAATGTTTAGAGTAATTAGTAAATGGCAACGTGAATCACCAGACGTACCGTTTTATCGAAGAGATGACAGTGCAAGTGGTCTTGCCACTGAGGCTAAGATTGCCGGCAAACTAATCAGTGAAGAAACATTTGTAGCCCCAGACAAATTAACATTATCGTATGTTGCATGTTGGGATTCTATTCAATCATATAGTGACTTTAATGCCATTCCTGGATTAGTTGCATATATTGATGCAAGAGAAGCACATAATACAGCTAATAATATTGTACTGGTGTTTAAGAAAACAGAAACAATCTCAGCTTAATTTTTTATAAGTTCTATAAAATTCAGGTTGTAATCCAACCTTAGCGGCAGATCGTAGTCTAGGAGTATTATCAATATGCACAAAACTTGCAATTGATAATGCTCCTAATCTTTTGACATCATTTTCAAAAAATGTATGACATATTCCGTTGATGCCCTTACCCCTGTGTTCAGGTGCAGTAAAACTTAAAAATATCCAACCATGCCGTTGTGCCTCGTTGTACATATATACAATGCCGCCGGCTATGGATCCGTCAGTGTATTTTGCGTATATAATTTTTTGAGAATTATTAAGTGGCATATCAGGATGTGCCCAACCTTTCTTAACTAGCTCTAAATAAACTTCTAGCACTAATGGAAAACATTCATTACCACCTAACTGTGCAGACCAATGTACTTCTATAGGAGTTCCTGCAGAGTCAGTAGATTCTGCAAGTAATTTGTCAAGTATTATGTGTCGAGGAGGTTCATGTTTAAGCATCATCTAGTATTTACATTGTTAGCTAACTGGAATAATAAATTCTGAATACAAAGACATACTACGATTGGCAATTTCTTTTAATTTATTAAAATTTGGAACGCCGTAGTACATAAAAAGTACTTTACTTTTATTTGGCAATTTGTCACTGCCGTGTAACATAGTGCTGTCATTATAAATCCAAGTGTTAGTGGTCGGTGGTAAATGCTGATATACTTTATTTCCGTTAGAGTCAACGTAGAAAAAGGTAGGTATATCGTTTTGTTCATACAAAATTGTTCTTAATGAAACTACTGGGACACTAAAATCTGTGTGGGGAATGAATGGTTTGATACTAGTTGCTACCCTAATACAATTAATGTCCATAGGGATATTTTCAAAAATAGTTTTAAACATTCGAGGAAATACCGATGAACAATCATAATAGTTGGCGTTGTAAATATCTTTGGAAATATTATAATTTGGCCCACGATATATGTCCAGCCCAATCCATGCGCCAGAAAATCCATTATGATTAATTACTGTTTTATCAATAACTGATCGATGGGTACTGTATATGGACCGCCACAGTTCAACATCATCAACTGCTATTCGAGGAATGTCCAACGGAAATGAATGCACTCCGCTGGGGAAATAAAAATTATTCATGCCAATATTTATGTGTATAAATATTCCATGATCCTTTCAGCTAGCGCCAATACTATTACCAAAGTTCAAATTATAACAAGTATTCTTGCACTAGCAGGTATACTGTTAGTTGATTTCAACGCAATCAATGTTGGTATTCTAATAGTCAGTTTTTATTTGTACAGTATCATAGGTGTAAGTTTAACCCTGCATCGATACTACAGCCACAAATCGTTTGAATTTAAATCATCCATAGTCAAATGGATGTGTACAGCCATAGCGGTTCTGTCAGGACGTGGGAGTCCGTTAGGGTGGGTATATGTACATAGGTTACATCATGCGTATTCGGATCAAGACAAGGATCCCCATAGCCCGCATAATCTAGGATTCAAATTGTTTGGATTCAAACACATCGAAGACCATAGCGGTAAAATGAAAGTGTTTTTAGTCAAGGACCTAATGACCAAGGAACACGTTTTTATAAACAAATGGTACTTTGGTCTGATCATCGCTTGGTTAGTATTTTTGTCCTTAATCAATATTGAGCTTGTATATTTTGCATGGATCTTACCTGTAATGTTAGTACAGCTAAGTCAAAATTGTTTTAATTATTTTGCTCATATGCATGGATATAGAAACTTTGAAAATAGAGATACTAGTACAAATAATCTGTGGCTATGGCCGTTTATCTGGGGAGATGCATGGCACAATAATCATCACTCTAACGCATCGGCAATTTCAACAAAAGTAAAGCCGTGGGAACTTGATCCTATTGCTTACATAACAACCTTTATTAAAAAATGAACATTAATCCAAAATTGGGCTTTTATACTTGTAACGGTCAAACTTTTGATTCAAAGATACAAGCATATCTATATGCGTCGACCGTTAAACAACAAGTACACTGGAACTTTAACAACGAAGAATTTAGTAAACATGATTGGACCGTTGAGCCAGAACAAACTTTGGATCAATTATACGATGCAAGAGCTAGACAGATTAGAGAAAAATATGACTACGTAATTTTAAGTTATAGCGGTGGTGCAGACAGTCATAATATATTAATGAGTTTTATTCGTCAGGGATTATTAATTGACGAAATCGTTGTCAATACTATGGAGAAGGCTAACTCTAAATTTACTATTGTCAACGAAACTGTACTAAATCCTGAACATGCTGCCGCTGAACATAAACTAAACACTATCCCTAGATTAAAAGAGGTAGAGCATCTTATTCCTAGAACAAAGATTAATGTTCTAGATTTAAGTGATAATTTATTTCAAAGTTTAGAAACAGCTGGAGATGCTAGTTGGGTGCTTAATAAACGAGAAGGCTTAAATCCATTAGGATCAACTAGATTCAATTACATACATTTCACAGAAGTTAGAAAACGATTCGATAAAGAAAAAACAATAGGTCTAGTAATGGGTATTGAAAAACCAAGAACTATGATTATTAACAATCAGTTCTACACACGGTTTAGTGACAGGTCTGCTAACATTGTCACGGTTGCAGAACATATTAAAGAATATACAAATTCATCAGTCGAATTCTTCTATTGGAGTCCGGACTGTTTACCACTACTGACAAAACAAGCACACGTTATAAAAAAATGGGTTGAGGCTAACCCTGAAAAAAAAGTAGTATGGACAAAAGAAGCCGTTGCAAAATTATATCGAACTGTACATGAACGAATTTTAAGATCGTTGTTGTATACCACATGGGATAACCAGTATTGGCAAGCCGACAAGGCAACCAAAGATTGGTACAGTGAATTTGACACTTGGTTTATTGAAGGCTACAAAGATACCAAAGCCAATGCAATATGGTGGGAAGGAATTAACTATGTTAAAAACAATCTACCAACCTTCATGTTAAATTATATAGATCGTCAAGCCGATGGATTACTAATTTTAGGACATAGTTATTTTATAGGCGATATGAATAACACTGATATTATTACATAAAATTTTTGTTAGTACGAAATAGTCTATCCCATATACTAGAGAAAAGACCAAAATTGTATTCGCCGTATCTATGATGTATTAGATGCCATTTGCCAGACGTAAGTACTGGCAAATTAAAACTGTTATCGTGTTCTATTCTTTCCTGAATTAGCGCGGCCCATAGATAATAAAACACACTGATCCACCACTGCCCAGTTACTAGTGAAAATATAATTGTGGGAATAACTTCTGTTAGCCATAGATCAATTGTACTTTTTCTAGTGTCGTTATACAATAAAAAATTATTCCAATTCCATTTTACTTCATTTAGGTTAATAACTTTATGGTGGTCAAAATGATACTTCTTTAAGAACGGAATCACGTGTGCAAGCCGATGAATCCAGTATAACATAAAAGTCCACAGCAAAAAGTAAAAGATAATAATCATAAGTCTTTAACTAAATTTTGAACTATATCATTAACAGAAATAATTTTTGTTATTTGGTCAACACCCCGACCTATAAACAAATGGCCTTCTGAACCAGTCCGTACACCCTTAGTTAATCCGTGAGTGTTATTAATACCGTCGGATTTAATTGGTGTAAACACTAAAGCCAGTTGATTAACTTCGTCAAGCACTTTCAAATCATTAGAAGTTGCGTTAACAAGTTTTTCCTTGGCAGTTTGCGTAATTGGACTTTCTATACTGGCTGCAAATAAACTTCCAATTCCTACCGCAGTGGCACCTTTATCGATCCATTGTTTAACTTGGTGACTAGTTGATATTCCGCCCGATGGAATAATTGCAACAGATGGTGCTATTTTTTTTAAGTTGTTAAAATATGTTTCTAGAGAATTACTTTCACCGGGTGCAGATCTGCCTGCACCGTCTGGCCCTTTAATTATAAATCCATCAAATAGGTAGCATATATCATTTACAGCTAATACTTTAAATATTACATGTCCAGCATGTTTATTAAACTTTGCCTTATGTACTAATATTGGTTTAATATTTTCAGAGGAAATCCTATCTACCAATTCAACATGGCTTATTTTTAAATCACATAGTATTGCTAATACAGTAGGATTGAGAAAGTCGCTAATATTCATGCTAGCAATAACGTTAGATGTACCAGTAACAGATACATACTGTTCTAATATTTTTTTAAAATCTTCAATTTGTAGTATGTTTTTTTTATAATTATTAAACGCAGAAATAGTAGGAAATATTCCAGCTCTATGGCACGCGATTGCTAATTCTACTGTCGATACTTGATTCATACCTACAGCAACAATTGGATATTTTGATTTAAAAAATGACATGCAATATTTATTTTTGATGCTATACCTCCGGATAAATATTGGTATGAAAACTATATTCTCCAGTAGCACAAGAGGTGCCCAACTTTTTCTTATATTTTGTGCGGTTAGCTCTATGTTAGCAATACACCATACTGGATTTAATCTCACCGCAATGTTGTTAATTGTGCTAGGCTATTTTATTTACGGATGTTTAGGAATTGTAGTAACCTTTCACAGACAACTTACACATCAAAGCTATCAAACTAATTCGGTGCTTACTAAAATTTTTAGTGTATTTGGATGTTTGGCAGGCACCGGCAGCGCACTTGCATGGGTAGCTATACATATCAACCATCACCTCAAGAGCGATAAACCTGGAGATCCACATAGTCCATTATATAAAGGTTTTAAAATCTTCTCTTTAGACTACGAGACTGATATAAATGTTGATACAAAGTGGCGTATGCGACATCTCATTGTTGATCGCTATCAACAATTTTTGCATCGTTATTATTTTATAATATTAATTTGTTGGAGTGGTCTGCTATATGCAATTGGCGGCATATTCTTAGTAGTGTATTTGCACTGGATACCGGTAGTTATTACTGCACTTATGAGTAATGTTGTTAATTATGTAGGTCATAGTCCGAGCATGTGGGGAGGCTTTAGGACATATAATTTAAAAGACCAAAGTTCTAACAATTGGTTATGGGCTATTCCTAGTTGGGGAGAAAGTTGGCATAACAACCATCACAGATATCCTAAGAGTTATACCACTGCGGTTGGAAATCAAATAGATATTGCCGGCAGTGTTATTCAACTTATAAAAAAATAATTATGGAAAAGGTGCATTGCATACTTTTAACCGGCAACTCTCAATTTCCCGGGGGGGTTAAAACTGCCGGTAGTTATAGAATCGCAACAGAATTAAGAAATAATGGGTACAATGTTAAAATTATTGATATAACGGTATTCCATAAGTTTGATGAAGATTTACAAAACCTGTTAGATACAATAATTAGCAAAGACACATTGTGGATTGGATTCGGACATGTTTTTTTAAAAGACATTTTTGGCATTGATATAGGGCGCACTAGTCCAGTAGCATTAGAAGAAAATAGCATTGATCAAGACCTAATAAATTTTATACGATTTTGCAGACACCGTAATCCTAAAATTAAAATTGTAGCTGGCGGATACAAACATTTTATCTGGAAGACATATAACATACATCAGTTTATTGGATATTCGGATAAGGAAATTGTTGATTACACTAATTGGTGCGCTGGAATATCTAAGGCCGATCTCTCATACCATCTAGGCCAAACAACAGGTAAGGAATTTGAAAAATTTGTTACTAGCAAAATTCAATATACTAAGTCTGACATTATGTTGCCAGGTATGACCGTTCCAATAGAACTTAGTAGGGGCTGTATTTTTAAGTGTAAATTCTGTGCATTTCCCCTTAACGGAAAAACTAAAGGAGAATGGATTAAACGACCAGAGGTGATTCGATCGGAAATGTTAGAAAACTACGAAAAGTACGGCACTACTGATTACATATTTGCTGACGATACTCACAATGATAGTGTAGATAAATTAAAATTATTATACGACGAAGTGTATTCGAAACTTCCTTTTAAAATTAATTTTAGTGCTTACATGCGGTTAGATCTATTAATGCGGTTTCCAGAACAGGCAGCAATACTAAAAGAGTCGGGTCTTAAATCTGTAGTCTTCGGCATTGAAACATTAAATCCTAAATCTGCAAAAATTATAGGAAAGGGTGTTAATCCGCGTGACCAGTTAGCATTTTTAAAAGAATTAAAACAAGGCGTATGGAAAGATCAAGTGCTAGCATCATCGGGTTGGATTATCGGGTTACCTGCAGATAGTCCTGATACTGCACCTGAGCTAGAAGAATTCTTATGGTCTAAAGATAATCCACTTGACCATTGGTCATTAAATCCACTATATATCCTTCCTAAACATTTGCAATTTAAAGACGAACTTAACATGACTACTGAGCTTGAAAAGAATTTTGAAAAATACGGTTATGAATTTCCAGAAACCAATCAGTTTAATTCTAGGCATTGGGTAAACAAAAAACTAGGCATAGACTTTCAAGGTTGTGCCAAACAAGTGTTAGACATTTCAGATAAGAGTGAGACCCATCCTCGATGGTCCATTGGCGCATTTGGAATTGCAGAATCGGCATCTTGCGGAGTTAGCTATGATATATTGACTAAGCATACTGCCCATGGTGTATATTTAAAGTCAGGTAAAAAGACACTAGTCGAGCTAAAATATAATAAAGGCGTTGAATATAAAAAAGCATTAATGACCCATTACGGATTACCATTATTGAACGAAGAATTGCCAGCTGCCACACCAATAGGCATACGCGGCAAACCTGAAATATTTTATACAGGAAAAAAGAAGTATGGTTCAAACAAGCCTTAACAACTGGTATTATTGGCACTATGGTACAGATGCTACACAACGGCGTAGACTAACTGCTGACGAAACATTTACTACTGCATGGAATCCGCAGTCTGTAAAAATACAAAATTTTAAAGATGCTGTATTATATAATGCAAGAACTACTGCCGATTTCTACGAAGGTAAAAAATTTGGTCTGCTGTTTTCAGGCGGTAGCGAAAGTGAGTTAATATTACGTGCATACAAAGAGATAGGTAAAGAAGTCAAAGCATATATTTTTAGATATGAGAATGATATAAATCTATACGATGTATCTTATGCAGTAACCATAGCAGAAAGCCTGTCAGTTGAATACAAAGTTATCGATTTTAATTTGAATTCGTTTTATCTTAATCAAGCAGAATCAATTAGCGATCTAGCACAGATTGATCGACCAAGGGCTTTACCGCAACTTAAATTTTTAGATTTCATTGATGAAATCCCAATTGCAGGTGCAAGCGATCCAACTTGGTTTAGACAACACGATAATTATCAAGTAGATAGCGAATGGTTAATGTGCGATTGGGAACACGATATTGGCTGGTCAAAATACGTACAAGAAATTAACAGGCCGGCAATAATGGAGTGGTTTAAATGGACTCCGGAAATAGTAGTAGGGTTTACTAAGATGAAATGGTTTGAACTCTTAGTTGGAAACAAAATTCCAGGCAAATTAGGAACTAATTCTACTAAATTACAAGGCTATAAAGAAGCATACCCTGAAATGATTAACCGGATTAAAAAAACAGGGTTCGAAGCCATTGACCCATTAATTGCAAGTTTTGAACAACACTTAGAAAAAAAATATAATGGGTTACCGTTCAGAGGAACAGTAAAAAGGTCGTTAGATCAAATCAGAAGGTTAGAAGATCAATCTTAAAATATATAGTGTATGCTCACTATAAAAATCTGCGGGCCTGAACATCTAGAACAGGCTGTCGCCATTACTTTATTAAAAAACAAACACAGCGGCGTTGAAAAACCCTGGCAGTTAGATTACGCTCCAATATTACAAAAATATCTTAGTACTAACAGTCACTACCTAACAATTGGTGCATTTGACGGAGACGAACTAGTATCATTTTTATGTTCAGCGTTTTGGCGGAACAACGATCCAAGTTGGTTTATTGTATTTTTATTTACTAAGCGATTTGGAAATCAATTTAGTTTTAACAGACCTGAAATTGGTCTATTGCTCAAGGCTGTATTTGAAATAGCAGAGTACAGACACTACTGGAAATATTATTATAGCATTGCCAAGAAACACGAAACGGTGTACGACATGTTATGGAAGAAAAACAGTCATGTTGATATTGGAAAATACAATTTAAAAATTGAACAAGAGGTGCCTGCGTATACCGCTGTTGATCGAGATAGATTTTGGCGGCTAGTAGGATCTCGAGTTTACGAAGTAGATATGGTTATTAAATCTAGGATACTCAAAGTAGAAAACCGAATACAACATGAATCGTTACACCCATTAGAATTAGAAACTGAATACAAGAATTATGATGTACGCAGTCCGCAACTAGAGTTTGTTGACGAGGCTAACAGTATTATAGAATGAGCGAAAATTGTTATAGTGTTAGATCGTTTGAAAACGTTGATCGAAACCAATTCTTTGAATTCTGTCGGCAAGCATTCCTAGACACTACACAGCCAGCGCACACAAACATGTGGGCAGAACATTGGCAGTCTGAAACTCACACCCTTCCGTATTTGTTAGAGATTGAAAAAAGATTCTTAGACCCTAACGGTAAGTTCTTTGTAATATATTACAATGATCATATTGTTGGCTGTAGTGGAATCTATCAAAGTGATTTTAATCAACATATATGTCTTGCTGGTATTAGGTCTTGGATTAACAGCGATCATCGAGGCAGATTTTTATTAGGAAAATATTTGTTTCCAGAACAAGTGCGATGGGCAAAACATCACAAGTACAAACAGATAGCAGTTACATTCAATGAATACAATGTTAGCTTAAAAAATATATTTCTTAGGAACGGTGTGGGTGTCCAAAAAAATCGACAAGCGGATAGCCTATTTTATACAGGGGTACACCAAGTTGACTTTCCAGTAACTATTAAGCATACCAAGCAATGGATACTATATCAAAAATTGGACCCAGTGTGGCTTTTTGACTACAGTACCATCAAGCATCAAGATTGACTTACACAGAGTTAGGTAGTACAATTAGCTATCGATAACACATTTGGACCAATATGACTAGATTGTTTCTAACTCTGATTTTTGCAGTTTACACCACAACCTGTTTCAGTCAAATATCTAAAACAGAATGTAGTCCGCAGTCCATAGGAAATGCAACTCTCCTAGAAGTGCGGCCACAGATGCATTCAGTTGAAGGAAATATATCTGGCTTTGACCCATGTCACTCATCAGTAGAATTTGATATTCCAAAACCAGGATCAAAGCCTCCATTAATAATCTATATACACGGCGGTGGCGGCAAGACTGACGGCAAAGATATTGCCAGGGCATTTAGAAGCAATGGCGTTGCCACCTTACTGTTTGATGCATATGAAATGAATGGATTCCATCAAGGATGGAGATTCTTTTCAGTGAAAGTTACAGCAGAAGCTAGACAGCGTATGTTATTCAAAACTACATATGAAGCATATAAGTGGGCACTTACTCGAACAGATATTAACACTGAAAAGATTTACTTTTATGGTATAAGTAACGGAGCGGCTGTTGCGGCCAACATTTCAGCAGTAGTCGATCCTAAAAAAGTGCCTGCAATATTTGCAGAAGGTATGACCGGAACTGGTATTGGTTTGCCTCATCACCCTAAAGTTCCAATTAAATTAATCTACGGTGAATTAGATAACTTTGCGGGTGATACCGAAACAAGCTGGATTTGGAACAGGGCCGATCCGTGTTTTCTGATGCAGGTAGATGCGCTAACTCCACCTGGTACTGCAATTGGTTGCCAGGGCAGATCTACAGCGCCTGCGGTTTGGCTAAAACATCAAGAAGCCAAAAATTCAGACATAGAAGTTTGGTTTTACCCAAATGCCGCACATTGGATTTTTAACCCAAGAGGGTTAAATAAAAATAAGATTACTTACGGAGTATCAATTGAAAAGTTTGCTTGGTCGGGTGCGGAAACATCTGCCCAAAATAAACTAATCAAAGATGTAATGGCAGTTGTAAACCAAAAATAAGGTTGACAGCAATAGGTAATGATCATACAATAACAATACAGATGTGAGTGGAATATGGTAGACCTCCTCCCTTCGGGGAGGGAACGAGGCTTGGTCTTAGACTGCCTTTGTAGGTTCGAATCCTACCATCTGTACCAATTTTAGGCAACCGAGGCAAATATGAAAAAAGCAATTACTTTACTGATAGCAACAATGTTTTCTGTAGCACATGCTGGTCCAGTGTCAGACGACCCGCGCAAAATATACGATGTTAGGCAAGGCACTAATCGATCTATGCAAGTCGAATGGCGCACAGTTGATAACCCATTGCAAGTATGCAATCAAGAAAGTAAGAAATTTGGTAACAGTGGGTTTGCCTATGCTGTTCAAGCCTGTGCGTTTTGGTGGCCTGATCGATGCCTTATAATCACAGGCAAACGTGCAGACCATGACACTATTGGTCACGAACTGCGACACTGCTTTCAAGGCGACTGGCATGAGCAAAAAACCAAGTAAAAGTTCACAACGACATACCTTCCAAAAAGAAGGTTACGTTAAGCGCATGGAAGAAAAAGGTGAAGAGCCTAATAAAGACTACTTGGACATGTTTCAAAAGATTTTAGAAGATGCTGATAAAAAATGGCAAACTCCTGAATCTATGAAAGACAACATGGAGTACGATCTTGTAACTACTGATTGGATACTGGAGAAAGTTCGTGCAAGCGAATCTTACGCACAGAATCTCTACGCCGCAATGTGCAATAACGACTTTATGAAACGAGAAATGTGGCCCATTTTAAAAGAGCAAACATGGGGTTGTAGTTGGAGGTCAGCTGGCGGTATTGTTGCAGACATGCGACAAGAAGGTGATTATATTGATTGGTACTGTTCAGGAATTGGCGGACAGAATCTTGCATACGATGGGACTATGACTGAAGAAGAATGGAAGGCTAAGACCGGATATGTTCCTGAAAGTGTAGTCACTGAAGAAATTGAAGCTGATTTATATCGTCTTGGATGGTTAGTAGTTAAATACGATGAGACAAAAGAAATATGAATAAAACATATCTAGTAGAAGAATTATTTGAAGACATTGAAGACGACCCTGATAACGTCATCTTTAAAATCCCACCTGAGATCTGCGAAGCTCAGGGATGGAAAGAGGGCGACATTTTAAATATCAAAGCAGAGGACGGCAAACTTGTGATAACTAAGCATGTCTAAAAATTCAGAATTATTAGAACTTACTGGCAAAGTTATAGAAGTTTTACCGGCAAACATGTTTCGTGTTAAGATTGATGCAAACGAACATATCATACTTTGCTACATGGGAGGAAAACTTAAATTGCATAAAATTAAAGTTATCCTTGGAGACGCAGTTAAAGTAGAAGTCAGTCCATACGATCTGACTAGAGGAAGAATAAAATTTAGGTTATAACTATGAATGGGGTTATGGAACTGATCTGCGCAATCTGCAATATTGTAAGAGCTAGTGCAGAGCAAGGTTTGACATTCCAAAAATTGTTAAACAGAGTTAGACGAGAATTTAAAAAGCACAATCTTGATATTAAAGTAATATCTCGTAGAGATAGTTCGTTAAATGAAGATGTGTTTTATGCTAACGGATTTTACGATCCTGAAGACGATAAGAATCATGAATGCCCTATTGAATTAATTATAACTCATAATTTTCCAAAAAATCATATTTGGTACTCTGCACACTCTACTCAAATACTAACTCAAATATACGATACTGTGACACACGAGCTAAGGCATCAAGGACAGTACAGAAAACGAGACTTTAGGATTGATACTAGTCGAGGATCCGGTCACACTGAATACTTACGAGACCCTGACGAGATAGATGCTTATTCTATCAGTATTACATTCGAGCTAGTGCGCAGTTTGGGTAAAACTAGAGCCCTTAAATATCTGCATAACGTAGATGCCCTAAGTAAATTACGAATTCAAAACAATTTGGTTAGTCCTTCTTTTAGTATGTATCGAGGAGAATTTCCAAACCAAAATGATAGGACTATTAAACGGCTAGTCAAAAAAGTTTACATACGTCTTCAAAAGGTTGACACTGACTGCATTTTCCAGTAAAATATAAAGTATAGTAATCCACACAGAGAGCAAAATGGCTAACAAAGAGTTCCCAATCCAACAAGTTCTAGAGCTTGCTTGTGCGGCGCAACGAGTGAACGGTGCTTATATTAAAGAAGCGCAGGCAGTGTATACAGACGATAATGTCTATCTGTTTTCTAAACAGCCCAATAAACTAATGATGTTGTGTACCCTGGAACCTGCTATTTGGACAGCTGATCCAGGATCGGCACCAATGCCTTTGAAAATATTGCCCGAAGATGTCGTGCAAGCAGAAGAGATTCAAAAACATTTTCGGAAATTTTTGTTTAGTGCCATTGAAGGCGAAAACGATTTCCAAACTAACATTAATACTATCCTTAGCAGTGACACAGTAAAACAAAATCAATTTGGGTACGTTGCTTGCCTACCCAGCGTCCACGTTCGTGATGTTGCCCAAACTAAAGTTAAACGAGCCGCTCGATCTGTTGAAGACGGCCATCTAGCAGAAATTGGTTCTACGCTCAAAGATCTGGATGCAGAAATTATTTCATCAATTAAGTCAAAAAACTTTGAAGGTTACAATATAGATGCTATAATTAAAAATAGGATGTGCTCTTGGCTCAATAAGACTAATTTGCAATTAGGTGCATGTGTTGTTGTCAAAGCCAAAGTTAAAGATCATTCTAAACATTGGAAGCACGGTAACGACGTAACTAGACTTAATTATGTAAAGGCGGCACAATGAGCAAAGAAAAACATAAACCTTATCAATGGATTGATGGTGAAACTGCGGATCGTATTACCAGTCTTAACTTAAAAGACTATCGTGCGTACCTTAAAAAAGAATTAAAGCAGTGGAAGAAGAATCCAAAGTCAGATGCTAATCCAAATGGCTATTGGCTACATCCAGAAGATGTGGGCTTGAACATACAGACCATTGCGGCATTGGATTTGGTTATTAGTCATTTTGTAGTAACAGAGGATGAATAATGTCAGACGAATTTGAAAAATATGATGCCTTTGCAAAACATATGGAAGAACGTTTCCCAAAGATGTTTGCGGGTAAGTATGGCGGGTTTGCTTGTGGCCAAGGGTGGTGGCCTATTCTTGAAAGCCTATGTGCTAATATTCAAAGCCATATTGACTGGAAAGAAAAACAGGGAACGACTGTCCCACAAGTTACTATAGCACAGATTAAAGAGAAGTTTGGTGGCTTACGTTTTTACTATGACGGTGGTGATGCTGAGATCCGTGGCATGGTACGTATGGCAGAAGCTTGGGCAGATGTCAGTTGTGAAGAATGTGGCGCACCTGGCACGTCAGGTGGCAAAGGTTGGATTAAAACTCTGTGCCCTACACACAGGGCAGAATCAGATGCTCGTTATGCAGAACGGTTCAAAGAAAGAACTAACGATGAAGATTTGCAATTATCTATTTTTGAAACGATGAAAAGCGAATCTCAATAAAAGAGTTAAAAATGAAAATTAAATTAGTCAGTGATTTACATTTGGAATTTTCGGATTGTTTTATCAACAATGACGAAGGTGCCGATGTATTGATTTTAGGCGGTGATATTTGTATCGCCCAGGATCTACACGACCACCCTGAGCCAGCTAATACTGCGGATCAGGCCGCTATTGCCAACGGCACTGGCTTAGGTCGTAGACAGTTGACAGCACAGCGTTTTAGAGATTTCTTTAAGCGTTGTAGTTTTCAATTCCCTCATGTTATCTACATTATGGGCAATCACGAATTCTACAACGGCAAGTTCTATGCTGGTATCGATTACATGCGTGAAGAATGCGCTAAGTATCCCAACGTATATATGTTGGAACAAGACATGAAGATTATTGATGATGTTGTGTTTGTGGGTGGCACACTTTGGACCAACATGAACAAGCGTGATCCTTTGACAATGCATGCCATTGAAGGTATGATGAACGATTTCCGTATCATCCGTAATGACCAAAGAAACTATGCGACTATGAGTGCGTTAGATGTTGCTGTTCGTCACGATAAAACTCTAGGCTACATCAAACACATTGTTCAGGAACACAGGGACAAGAAGTGTGTTGTAGTTGGTCATCATAGTCCAAGTTTCCAAAGTTGTCATCCAATGTATGGTAACGACACATTAATGAACGGTGGATATCACAGTGACTTGAGTGAATTTATTATGGATCACCCACAGATCAAACTGTGGACACATGGTCACACTCACCACCCATTTGATTATGTACTTGGTGAAACTAGAGTTGTGTGTAATCCTAGAGGTTACGAAAATGACGGATACAGCGAGCAGACTGGCTGGAACCCTAACTTAATTTTGGAGATTTAAATGAGTAACGAAAACTTGCAACCAACAGTTGTACAAATGATTAGAATGACCGGCGCAAATACTGCTAATTTCTTAGAGCAAATTGCTGAACATATTGAGATGCTTGAGCAAAAAGTTGCCGAGGCGACAAAGCGCATTGAGGAACTTGAAAGTACACAAAATGCTACTGACTGAGAAAGAAACCAAGCTGTTTAAAAAATGGCTTAAAAGTCATTTAGCGCACGGACCTACAACCGTAGTGTTTACTAAAAAAGATGGCACTGAACGAGTTATGGAATGTACAACCAATCCAACACTCGTTCCTTTTGTAGAGGAAAAAGTTCATGTAACTAATACAGATAACCCGATTGATTTTCCTGCTCCTAAAAAAGAAAAGAAAGTCAACGAAGAGGTTATGCCTGTATACGACCTAGAGTCCAAAGCGTGGAAAAGTTTCCGTTGGGACAGTATTAAAGAAGTAAGATTTACATTATGAGCACAATACTAAGACATAGCGATACTTGCCAAATTAAAATGGCAAAAGGTTCAAAAACAACAGAAGCTGTAGTAGATCAGTTTATTTTTGAAAATGTACTTGACGTTATAGTCAATAAGAGTGTAAAATTAAAACTAAAGTGGAATGGTAGATGTTACGAAGGTCGAAGTGCAGGAATGGATATTGAAAGCACTGGGCCTACTATTACTCGTACTCAAACAGGAATTAGAGGATAATATGAAAATTGGACTAAGTTATAGTCGGTGTGTGCGTGACATCGTTGACGGAAAAGTTGACATTGACGATGTATTAGTAGTTATTGCTCGTACGGATTTCGATCCACGTGATGCCGACCAGTGGCAGGGAATTTGGTTGGGCTATGGTGGTGGCACTGAAAATGCCTACAGTCAAGGATTCTTCAGTCACAGCAATCCTGAATGGGCTGGCTATCACGATGAAGACCAATTCCGTAGTGTCAGCATTGAACTTTGGGAGTCTGGTCGACTACACCAGCCCCGCAAGTTTGGCGCACACCCTACTCGTCGTCCAGAAATTTGGCTAGAAGCAGTATTGCCTAGCAGTGAGCTGGAATCTAATCCAGCCGCTAAAGCCGCTTGGGACAAGTTTCAAACTGTCGCAGGTCTTACTAACGTTGAACTAGATGACAAATATCGATGAAGATTACTTCGTTACTAGTAGTGGCATTACTCCTAGTCGGGTGTGATAGCCAAAGTACAACCTCAAAGGTTATGACCTATAGTGAGCTGTACGACTATCCAGTCAGCTGTTCACTAAAGGATATTCAATTAAAAGAGCTAACTGCACTACAGCGACAACTAAATTTTGATCCGGATCCAGACATGTTAAGCGAATTTAATCGAGCTTATAATAGTAGACTCAAAGCTACCATTTGGTGGTACGCTTATAGGTGTGATCAATCATGAAATGGTTAATACTCTTACTGGTACTTGTGCCTGTGTCATCGTGGGCCAATTGTAATGTTAAAAGCGCCACATACCAAAAAGATGGTATAATGAGTAGCGAGTCAGTTACAGTTTGCCAAAACGGACGAACCCCTGATTCTAAAATTAAAATTGGCGATACTATTTTGGAAAATGAAGTTGGGCCAACTGATGCCAACGTTGGGTATTTCAAACATAAAAATACAACCTGTAAACTGTTTACTGAAAGACAAGGTCGAGATAAAAAGTTACAAGTATACCACGGTGTTATTTGCCAAATTGATAACAGTCCAAATAATTGGATAGTTATGGACAAATGGTGACTTGACATTTAGAGTTACTTCAACTATACTATAACTGTTAATAACACACACACAGAAAGGCAGATATGAAATTTATTTTTTCTATTATAGTTGGGCTAGTTGCAAGTTTGGCAATTGCTAACACAGTACCCGAGCAGCCAACTCCACCCGCTTCTGCTGAAGCAAGTAAGCCGTTACGAGTACGTGCTAACTTAGACAAATGGCGTGAAGACACCCGTAAGCGTAATGAAATCATTATCGACACCAAGGGGGAAAAATGAAGGCATTTATTTTAGGCACAATATTTGGACTAGTTCTAGCAACTGTTGGATTTTCTGGCATTGCTAAGATGTTAGACAAAGGCGTAGACACAGTTAAAACACACTCACAGGAGATGGCAAAATGAAAGCATTTGGCGTAATTATTTTGAGCATGGCACTTACTGCATGTTCTACAGTAGCAGGGGTTGGCAAAGACATTTCGTCTACTGCCGAATGGACTAAAGAAAAGATGGGTGGCCGATAATGAAAAAATTACTAATTGCACTTCCTATGATTGCGTTGTTAGCTGCCTGCGGCACTACAGACAGGCATGCAAAAATTGCAGAGGATGTTCGCGAACGTGAGTATCGTGATCGTCAAGCGGTACTGGACAAAGCACCAGATTGGATGATTAAGCTACCAGAAAGCAAAAGTGCAGTCTACGCGGCTGATACTGCCAAAGCTAGAGATTATTCAATGGCACGACAAATTGCCGAGCAAAATGCTAGAAATACAATTTGTATGACTGCTGGCGGAACTTCTAGCACACGCATGAAAACATACTCAACTGAGTCTGTTACACGAAGCGAATCAATATCTCGTTCTTCATGTAAAGAAGTTGACCTGACTGGCGCCTATGTTGAAAAACATAAAATTATTAATACTAGAGGCGGTGGCTATCAAGCCTATGTGTTGTTGGTCTTGCCAACAGGTGATGCTAACGTACTGAAAAATCAACGCCATCAACAGAATCTTCAAGAGATGGCTACTAAGCGACTCAAAGAAGTTGATAGCGAATTAAATTAATTAAGGAATATAATGCCACATTTGGTACCCACGGTTATCGAGTCCGAAGCTCGCGGAGAGCGAGCTTACGACATTTACAGTCGTTTACTTAAAGATCGTATTATCATGCTGGACACAGATGTTAACGAACATTCAGCAAGTCTAATAGTAGCACAGCTACTCTTTTTAGAAAGCCAGGGAAATGAAGATATTAACTTTTTTATCAACAGTCCAGGTGGAGTGGTTACTGCTGGCATGGCCATTTACGATACTATGCAATTCATTAAGCCTAATGTTAGCACCATTGTTATGGGCCAAGCCTGTAGTATGGGCAGTCTGCTTGCCACTGCTGGGGCTCCTGGCAAGCGTAAGATGCTACCAAACGCTAGACACATGATTCATCAACCTAGCGGTGGGGCTGGTGGACAGGCTACAGATATGGAAATCCAGGTAGAAGAGATTCTAAAAATGAAGAAGAATTTGACCCAGATTTATGTGAATCATAATAGCAAGGGCAAAACATTTGAACAGTTTAGGCACGATATGGAACGTGATAAATTTATGAGTGCGCAAGAGGCTCTAGAATACGGTTTGATTGACGAGATTATAACAAAACGCCCATAAAGTGCGCAGATAATGAAAAGCCGTAGTACACTATAAATACTAATGTCTAGGAGTGTACTATGGCCCGCAAGGCGTTTAATTGGTCTTTACTTGATCGAGAAACTCTGTACTCAATGCTACATCAACTAAAATCTGAGTTAGTTGATAGACGACTTCCTATTGATGAAATTACTCGTCTAATAAGTCAGCACGTTAAGTGTCATCTTCCAATAAAATTTAAAAGTAGTAGATACAAGCCTGTAAAAAAGGGCGAGATTTGGGTAGGCGGTGCTTATTATTCTGATTTAGATAAAAAGGGCAGAAAGCGTTTTATTGAAGTTGAAATGGTTTACCCTCCAAATATTTCAACTATGAAGATGAGTATCTATCGTTGGGAGAGAGTTTGCCAGCTTTTCGCCGATACTGTACTCCATGAGGTTATTCATACACGGCAGTATCGTGCTAGGAATTTTAAAGATATTCCAGGATATCAAAGTACTGCCTACTATGCTCGTACCCGTAAAGAACAAGAGTATTACGGTGATAGAGATGAAATGGGAGCTCACTCATTTAACCTAGCTCAAGATATGATTGATAAATTTGGTTTTGATCCCAAAGCTATCAAAATATACTTAGATTCAAAAGTACCAAAACGTGTTCGTCCAAATAGTTGGGGACGCTTTATGAAGGCATTTGAGTACGATCACAACCATCCAAAAGTTCGCCAAATGAAGCGTAAGATAATGAATCAACTAGAATACGCATATACTGGTAAGCCATTTAAGACAACAAATCACTTGACATACTGATACATAGACTGTACAATAGTTACATTAAGTTAACTAAAGGTCTAGAATGAGCGAAGCTTGCTACCGAGTTATTTCCGATCTGGAAAATCATCCTTCACGTTTGAACAAAGAAGCGATCCTACTGGCGCAAGCCGAAGCAGGAAATGACGAACTGTTTGCAGGATTGAACCTAGCATTTAATGCGATGGTAACATTTGGACTCAAACAAATCAAGGAAAAAACAAATGAAGACGGTAATGGTATCACTTGGAGTACTTTTAATAGTGTTGCTCAGTGCCTACGTCATCGTGATATCACCGGTAATGACGCCCGTGATGCCGTTGATGCGTTGATGGCGCAGGCCACCAAGGCCCAATGGAATGGTTGGTATCGTCGTATTCTTATTAAAGATATGCGAGCAGGATTTAGTGAAAACACCATTAACAAAGTTGTAGAAAAGAAATGGCCCGATTATGCCGTTCCTGTTTTTAGTTGCCAACTTGCCCATGATAGTGCCAATCATGAATCCAAGGTCACTGGACAAAAACTTATTGAAGTTAAACTCGACGGCGTTCGTGTTATTACCATTGTTTACCCCAACGGTCGTGTTGATCAATTTAGTCGAAACGGTAAAGAACTTGTAAACTTTCCCCATGTGAAAGATCAAATCTCAAAAGTAGTCAAGCAAGATCCGCCACCTTATCCGGTAGTACTGGATGGTGAAATTATGAGTGGAACTTTCCAAGACTTAATGAAACAGATTCACCGCAAGAGCAGTGCCAAGGCAAACGATGCGGTTCTTAACTTGTTTGACTTTGTGCCGTTAGCAGATTTTGAAAAGGGTGAATGGAACAAATCCCAGACTACCCGAAGCATGATGCTCAAGGCATGGTTTGAAAAAAATGAATCACAGCTACCCAATGTAACAGTTGTTGCTCAGGAAACTGTAGACCTAGATACCGATGCTGGCCAAAAACGTTACAAAGAAATTAACGCATTGGCAATTGCCGGTGGGTATGAAGGCATCATGTTGAAAGACCCGGATGCCGGTTATAAATGCAAGCGATCAGTTGCTTGGCTCAAGCTCAAGCCGTTTATTGAAGTGTCGTTGACTGTAACAGCAGTAGAAGAAGGTACTGGTAAGAATGTTGGACGCTTAGGTGCGTTGGTTTGTGAGGGTGAAGATGACGGACGTAGGATATTGGTCAATGTTGGTTCTGGGTTTAGTGACGATGACCGTGTTGCTTATTGGACCAGTCGTGAAGAGGTGGTTGGCAAGATTGTTGAGGTACGAGCCGATGCGATTACACAAAATCAAGATGGCACTTATTCTTTACGCTTTCCACGATTTCTCCATTTTAGAGGCTTTGCAAATGGCGAAAAAATTTGATTTAAAACGTAGTATGAACAAAGACCTTGTCTACGGAGGTCTGCTAGAACTTAGCCGTAACAAAATGGTTTGGCATGAAAGTACTGTAAGTCCAGAGTATAGCCACTTGACAGAAGATGGAAAAGTTGCTATTATACACGTTGTAGAAAATATGTTTCGTGGTTTACAAACTATTCATGAAACAGAGATCAAAGAAGAAGCAAAGCGTCAAACGATTGAGGCATTCAAATTATGAACATTGTTATTAGTAGATCTAAGATTAACACGATTAAACAAGGTGATCCTAAGTTCATGCTCACAGACGGAATGGTAGTCTGCCCCCGTGCTGGATTTGAAATTAATCAACGATGCCCTAAAGAATATAAATTAATCATTGCTGAATGTATTAATAATGGATGGCTTAAACCCGTTGCTCATATATACGGCAAAGAACTAACAATGGATGCGCTAAGATGACAATAGTAAAAGAAGGCAGTACCTGGGAAGGAAGCGATCATAAACAGTTTTTAGTATTGCATACTATAGAAAAAGATGGACATGTATGGGTGCATTATAGGCAAAACGGCAAGGATAATAACCAAGAGTATAGTTGTTATCTAGAAAGTTTTGTTAACCGATTCACTGAAAAAATTACATGAGATATGTTAAACATTTTCTAGTTGCAGTACTGTTATTATTAATAGCTAGATTTTGGGTACAACGATTGCCCTCTGATTCTACTATTAGGATATTTTGTGCATACGATAAATTGTTTATTGAGTTTGAAGAAAAGAATAGTCGATGGGGCACTATGTTTTTAGATAACACTGGTAAACCAATGTCTTGCAATAAAAAAATTACTGTAGAACAATACAGTTTGTAAATAATTAAAAGGAGATTTAATATGTTTGGATCATCATATACCGGCGGTTTGCCAACTTACCGCTCGGCAACACAAATTAACTCAGCAATGGGACGAGTCTACGGACATATGTCTCTTGCAGTTATCACCTCAATGATTGTTAGTTTTTTAGTTGGCACTAATGCTGGATTGATGGAATTTTTCTTTACTGGCGCAATGAAGTGGCTTGTGATCTTTGCACCGCTTATCGCCATTCTTGGCGTTAGCTTTGCTATGGAAAAGATGAGTAAAAGTGCCCTACAACTTTTTCTACACGGATTTGCGGCGCTGATGGGACTAAGTTTTTCCACAATCTTTGTAGTCTACAACATGGGTAGTATTGTCAGTGCCTTTATGGGTGCGGCAGTGTTGTTTGGTGTTATGAGTGGCTATGGTTATTTTACTAAGAAAGATCTTAGCGGTGTTGGACAGTTTATGTTTATTGGTCTTATTGCTATTGTTATTGCCAGTATTATTAATATCTTTATTGGAAGTACAGTAATGCAAATGGTTATCAGTGCCATTGGTGTTATTGTATTCCTAGGCTTAACTGCTTACGACACACAGAAGATTCGTGAAATGGTGTCAGTAGGCGATGATACTGGCAAAGAAGAAGTTGCAGGTGCGTTAACTCTGTATCTGGACTTTATCAACTTATTCTTAATGTTGTTACAACTATTTGGTGGAAAGAAAGAATGACAAATCCATTTCGCGATCAAGAAAAGTTTATGCGGGCCTGTGATCAAACCGCAGGCGGTGAGTTTGATCAATCTCAATTTAAAATGTATCTTGGATTGATCGAAGAAGAATATAAAGAGCTCAAAGAAGCTGTTGATAATCACGATCAGTTAGAAACGCTTGATGCACTTATTGATATTCTAGTTGTTACTATTGGTGCTATCCATAGTATGGGCAGTGATGCCGAGGGTGCGTGGAAAGAAGTCATGCAGACTAACTTTGCTAAGATTGATAAAGATACTGGCAAGGTTCGTAAACGTGAGGACGGTAAGGTATTGAAACCCGTAGGGTGGGTTCCGCCGAATCTTGCACCATATGTATAACGTCTTTATAGATAAGGATTAACATGGCACAGCACACAACCTATTGGTCATGCACACCGTTTGCAGACTGGCTTCGCGGTACTAAAAAACTGAGCGCAGGCACAGCTGAACAATGGGACGACTGGACTACAGCCGCTCAGATGAAACATAATTTTCGTTACTGGCTAGCTGAAGAAGCACTGGGACACATTCAAGACTTTGTCACTTGGCCTGTAAGGAAACTGTATGATATCAAATATTACATTAACAACCGTTGGGTTAGTCGCACTCATAGTCTTACCGCTCATCCCCGGGATATTAAGCCTGGCCAGTGGCAGGACGTGGGGAACCGCTTTTTGCCTTGCCTATTCAATGAGCTGGTTGATTTTGTTGAGATAGAATCAGCTTGGAGTCACATTGCCTGGGGTAGTAAAGAAGCTCGTGCCAAATACGACCCACCATTCTGGGCAAGCGGTTGGTTTCGCTGGCGTACCTGGCGTTGTCCACAAGCAGGCATTGATCACTTAGATTGGGCAATGACTTTAACTAACACTGATTGGTGCGAACCAGATCATCCAGAATATGGTAAGCCTACTGGACAGGCTATTCGTGCAAAAGAGCTTAAAGAACTTTACATATGGTGGACTGTAACCTATCGTGCTCGTCCTGACCCCTACGAAGTAAGTGGTTGGACTGATTACTGTGAAAAGGCTCGTGAACTTAACGGTGGCAAACTGTTTGGTGGCAAGAGCACTCCTGAACTTAAAAAGTTGAGTGATAAATCACATAAGCTACTTCAAAAGATTGAAACAGCCTATGAGAAAGAAGACGAAGCTATGATGATCCGTCTTATAAAGGCTCGCAATAGTCTTTGGACTTAACCAATTTGTGTCAACGTAATACAAAGCTAAGGCGTTATATATATGTAGGGGTAGAAATTCCTACTTAACCAAAAGGAAACTTTGAAATGAAATTAGCAATCGTAATCGCATCATTGTTCGCAGTATCAGCATTTGCACAAGCACCTGCTAAGAAAGAAGAAGCCAAGCCAGCCGCACCTGCCGCTTCAGCACCAGCCAAAGCTGAAGTTAAGAAGGACGAAAAGAAGCCTGCAAAAAGTGAGCCTGCTAAGAAGGACGCACCTAAAGCAGACGCCAAGCCAGCCGCTAAGTAATCGACGCTTAGAAGACAACGACAGTCTTGTTATTGAAGATGAGATTGTTTTTGGACGTAATCTACAAGCACGTAAGTTCGGAAAAATTGTTGATGAAGAACTATCTGATTATGTATTATGGAGATTATGGCGAGCTCGACAATTAGCATTATCGAAGTATAATCAAGTCCATGGTTAAGTCCATGGACTTTTTTTTGGCAAGCCTTAGTACAGGATAATTATGTTAATGCACCTATCCTGTATATTCGATCATCAAGAATTAAAAATAGAACTTTTAAACAATCCTGTAGTAGATAAATGGGTTGCATCGTTGTTGCCCAATGAAACTTGGGATGTTAATCATAATCGGTTAGCTAATGTAGATTATGATGTGTTTTTAAAATCTTCAAAGAGAACAACACTTGTTAACACTATTAGACAATTCAATTCACAATTTCCAGAAACAATTTTTCCGTTCGAAGTAAGCGATCAAACACAATTTTCCAACAATGACCTAAACGATATACATCGATTTTTTACTTCAGCAACTTGTCACAGATCATGGTATCCGCATCAGCCTCCGTTTGAATTGCCCATTATTGATCAATGGTATCAAGGTCTAGACAAAATAAACTTAGCTGTACATCAACTACAATTACATTATCCTAACAAACGGAAAACACTGCATACCGATATATGTTTATTAGAGTTCTCCAATCCATCTGCCCAGGAATATATGCACGAGGTAGGTGATTGGCAATATTTAGATTATGATCTTACTTGTAATGTATTCCTACAACACTGTATCTGCGGCAAGGACAGTTTCCAAGCATACGTAGACAATGATGATTGCAGACATTTTGATGTTATGTCGCAGTGGAATAGCGTCCATAATAGTTTTTATATTGATGTGAACAATTCAAGAAATAACACTATGAAAAATACTGCGTTTAAAGAATGGTTAATTGCCGGTAGAAAGTATAACACTGCGTGGCAATATATGCCACTTGGAAGAATTAAAGATCAATTTGATGTTAACACCCTTGGCTCACTTAAAGAGATTAAATTAAATGACTGTTGATAAAAATAAAATTATTAAGATTAAAAACATTACAGACCGAATTAGTCCTACATTCTGTCTAGCCAAATGGCATCACACAACTATCTATCTACAAACAGGCGAAACACATAGTTGTTATCATCCAGCACCTCATGCTATTCCGTTAAACGAAATATTAGAAAATCCAAGTGCATTACATAACACACAGGAGAAAAAGAATCAACGAATTGCCATGCTTAACGGCGAGCAACCCACAGGTTGCCAGTATTGCTGGAACATTGAAGCATTAGGGTCCGACTATATTAGTGATAGACACGAAAGAAACGCCAGTATCTACACCGAAGATCGTATGTCAGAAATTGAAAATAACGATATAGATTTTAATATCAATCCCGAATATATTGAGATATCGTTTGGCAACGAGTGTAATTTTAAATGCGGATATTGCCATCCTAAAGCATCAAGTAGTTTCTACAAAGAAATTGAAAAGTTTGGTCCGTACGATATGGTACGCAATCACCGAAGTGACATTGATTGGTTTAAGATTCATAAAATTGAAGAAGAAAATCCATATGTTGAAGCATGGTGGAAGTGGTGGCCTACCATGCGTAAGACTTTAAACATATTGCGTATTACTGGTGGCGAGCCGTTGTTACAACAATCAACGTGGCGTCTTCTGGAGGACCTTGATCTAAATCCATTGCCGCAACTTGAATTAAACATTAACAGCAACTTAGGTGTTAAGCACTTACTAGTTGAACGTTTATCAGAGAGGGTTGAAAAGTTACGAGTTGAAGGTAAGATACGTAGGTTTAAATTATTCACTAGTTTAGATACATGGGGACCTCGTGCAGAATATATTCGCACAGGGCTTGACTTAGATGTATGGAGCAACAACTTCCACACGTATCTAACTAAAACTAAAAATCCAATTACATTTATGATAACTTTTAACATACTAGCAGTTACTAGTTTTAAAAGTCTATTAGAAAAAATGTTAGAGTGGCGTAAACAATACGGATGGTACGATCATTTAAAAGAACATCGAATACGATTTGACACACCATACTTAAAAGAACCGTTACAGTATGATATGAATATTTTACCTAAAGAAGAATTTATGCCGTACATGCACGAAGCATTAGACTTCATTAAACAAAACATTGATAATACTGCATCTGATAAGTTTACAGACTTAGAATATGAAAAGTTTCGAAGAGTAGTTAACTATATGGAAACCACTCACTACTCAGATGATAAATTAAAAGAAGGGCGGACTGATTTTCATCGGTGGTTTACTGAGTTTGATCGACGAAGGGGAACTGATTTTTTAGAAACGTTTCCTGAATACAAACCATTTTTCTTGGATTGCAAAAAAATATGAAAATTTTTATAACAGGAGTGGCTGGATTTTTAGGCAGTCACATTGCAGATAGAATGTTAGAGTTAGGACATTCTGTGGCTGGCAATGATATTTTGCTAGGAGGCTACAAATCTAATGTACCAGACAATGTAGAATTTCACGAAGTTGATTGTTGCGACCAGCAAAAGATGACTGAGATTATGCAAGGATCAGATATTGTTATTCATTGTGCTGCCACTGCACATGAAGGACTCAGTATCTTTAGTCCTGCATTTATTACTAAAAATATATTCCAAGCCAGTGTTAGTACTATTAGTGCAGCCGTATCATTAAAAGTAAAGCGGTTTGTATTTTGCTCAAGCATGGCTAGATACGGCCACGGCGAGCCTCCATTTAAAGAATCGGACATACCGTGTCCAGCAGACCCTTACGGCATTGCTAAAGTTGCCAGCGAAGATATTCTAAAGACTATGAGTCACGTGCATGGTATTGAATGGAACATTGCAGTCCCTCACAACATTGTTGGGCCACGACAACGCTATGACGATCCGTTTAGAAATGTTGTAAGCATAATGGTTAATCGATGCTTACAAGGTAAGCCTCCAATTATATACGGTGACGGCAGTCAAGAACGGTGCTTCAGCTATATAGACGACTGCGTGTATTGTATTGAGCAGTTAGCTCTTGGTCCATTTACGTACGAAGTTGTAAATATTGGTCCGGATGAAGGCACTATAACAATTAAAGAGCTAGCCGAGATAGTAGCAGACGAGTGCGGTTATACTAGAGGTTTTATGCATATGCCTGATCGACCTAACGAAGTAAAGTATGCTACCTGTAGTTCACAGAAGGCAAGAGAATTATTAGGCTACATCCACACCATAGATGTGCGTGAGTCTGTAAAAAGAACAGTAGAATGGATTAAGGAACACGGTCCTAAACCGTTTGATTACAGTTTTCCTTTAGAAATAGTTAACGACCTTACACCGCTAACTTGGAAGGATCGGTTGATGTGATTAACTTTGTTTTTGAAGACTTAGACAGTAGAAGAAACTTTGTTGCATATCAAGACGACATTGGTCCAAACCGATTTGGTCCGAGTGCTATCATGGGTGCCATTAAACACTATAGAGTACACAGTTCTTTAGAAAATTACTTTAGTGACTTAGTTGAATTAGATCATTGTATTATTGCATCTGGAGTAGGTGAATCTCCTAATTGGTGGACTGGTGCTAACTACTATAAAGACAATATTAGAGAGAGCTTGTTTGACTACTTAACTGATCAACAATTAGATAGACTTAAAAATAAAAAAGCATTATTACTTTTAGATCAATGTTTGGAGGGATATCAGACTCCTTGGCTGTGGCAATTCTTTCACGAAGAATGTAACCGTGTTGGAATAGATCCTGCGTGTATAGTGTATGTCACTGGCAACATGCTGGCCGCAAGCCAATATACTATGTGGGCTAATAATAAATCTGTTACATCACAAGTTAAGGTAATTTCATATCCACACTTTGAAAAAGATATTCAGATGATCGCTAAAGACTCTAATATCCTACCCAGTGTAACTGTTAACTTAGACTATAAGAAGTATAACATTACAAAAGTAAGAACGTACAACTGCCTTAATAAAAGGACGCGGGCTCACCGAAGTTGGTTTTTCCTTATGCTGTATAAAGAGAAATTGTTGTCAAAGGGTCTAGTCAGTGCCAACGATTATGGGGCACACATACCACGAATTGAAAATAAATGGCCTGATCAACGTGCAATGGAAGAAGCTAGAAAATTGTTGCCGTTATTAGTGTATGAAACAGCTAACAATGAACAGGAAGATTTATATTACATAAATCGAATAATGGACCAAATATATTTAGATACATGGGTAACTGTTATTTCCGAAGCTAGTTTTTCCGATGCTGACGAAACTGTATTCATTAGCGAAAAAACATTTAAACCAATTGCCTGCAAGCATCCATTTATTTTCCTAGGAAATAGAGGAAGTTTAAAAAAATTAAAAGAGATGGGGTATAAAACATTTCATCCATTCATAGATGAAAGCTACGACGAGTTATCAACGTTTGATCGATTTGATGCAATTATAAAAGAGATAAAAAGAATCGATGCAATACCTGATAAATTTAAATGGATTCAATCAATGAAAGATATATTAGAACATAACTATCAAATACTCAACCAACGAGAAACACAAGTTCCGGCTGCTCACGTAGAACTGTTTAACTATTACAATAACTACTTTAATATATGTATAACAGAATGATTCCGACTATTGTGCCCGGAGCAAAGATTGTAATAGGCTTGGGTGATAGTTTTACACAGGGTGTAGGCAGTTGGCCTAAAGAAGTTTGGGATCGATACAACGGTCAAATTGATACGCTGAAAATCCCATTAGAAATCTTTGATCAAATGTACGATAACAGTTGGGTTCAACAGTTGTGCAACAATCATATGACAGATTGGACTCCAATTAACTTAGGATGTTTAGGCACTGGCAACAGAAGTGCAGTAAAGAATTTGTATCTACATCCTAAAATTAAATTTGAAAATGCTTCTAGCGGCGTTGTTATACTGATGCTTAGTGGCATGGAACGATTTGATTTTGTTAATAAAGATTTTCCAGAGCACAATCATTTTTATACTATGTGGCCAAACCCGTGGGATAAAAACTCTACAAATAAAAAATTATGGGAAGCATATGCTGAATCTTTATGGAGTGAAAAATTTATCTGTGTAGAGACATTATTAAACATTCGAGAAGCAGAAATGTTTTGTAAGGCACACGGATTTCATTTAATTGTTGGCAGTGCATTTGACGTTAGAATAACTAAAGATTATTTTGTTAAACACCTAGGGAACAGTCATCTTGAGTTGATTAATTCAATCCCATGGGGATCATTTTGCCAACCGGGCGGGGTTAGAAGCTTTATGGAGATGCTACTAATTATGGAAGGGCGTCCAGATTTGGTTGCAGGAGGATTTTATGATTATTGTCATAAGCTCAAAGGACCAACCGATTTTGTTACACCCTGCGCCCACCCTAGCCAAAATGGCTACGCTGTAATGGCTAGCCAATTACACGAATATATCGTGTCCAAAAAGATAATTTAAGTATTGACAGCACCCAAGTTTGGTGCTATAATATACATATCGTTAAACAAATAGGAGCTTGAAATGGCGAAAACCGCAACCAAAACTCGTGTAACTAAAAAGCAAGTCATTGCCCATCGTACTCGCGTAATCAAGGACACTAGTCCAACTTGGGAAGGTTGTGAGTCTTGGGACAGTGACAAGTTCCACAAGCACTTTCGAAACTCTATGGACTACTATCGTCTCGAGTCCGAAATTAAAACTTACAAACCTGTAGTTGTACGTTGGATGGAAAGTGTCGGTTGCACTAAAGCAGACATTTCAGCATTTAAGAAAGTCAAAGACAGTCGTGTTGGCACTACTATGGGCGCAGTGGCGGCGTGTTTGAACCGAGGTATGCAAGCCCAACGTCCTGATTTTAATCAAGGTCGAGACAGTGCCGCTTGGTTGCGGGCAGAAATTGTCAAAGTAATCAATGACGGCAAAGACGATATTGACCCTGAGGTAGCTGCCGCCGAAAAAGAATCAGCTAAGGTAGACGTATACACTCCTACAATCCAAGAACGAGTACGAGACGCCGCGTATGCAATGACTGAAGAAATAGAAGATGCGTATCAAGCCTTCCAAGTTGATCCTGAAAACTTTGATCCTAAAGCATTTAAGATGCTTAACCTGCTTAAAGGAAAAGGTGCTAAGGCAGCTCATGCACGTATCATTCGTGACTTCTACGCTCGCGACCTTGCAGAGTTAAATGAGTTGGCTAGTGGGGAGGCTGACGAGCAACTCAAAGAAGGTTACAAGCATCGTAGTCGTAAGCAGATTAAAAACTTTATTGCCTTCCTGCAAGAAATTGAATCAGCTTGCAATATGCTAATGCAAGAAGCCAAGGTCAATCGTGCTCCACGTAAGACCAAAGCAGTTAGCAAGGATAAACTTGTTGCTAAACTCAAGTACATGAAGACTAATGAGCCTTTGAAACTTGTAAGTGTCAGCCCTACTGACATTATTGGCGCTAGCGAACTGTGGATCTTTAACACTAAGACTCGTAAATTAGGTCGGTATGTTGCGGCCGAGTTCAATACCCTAGGCGTTAAAGGCACTAGTATCACAGGGTTTGATGAGTTTAAAAGCGTACAAAAGACCCTGCGTAAGCCCGAAGAAAAGCTCAAAGAGTTTAAAGCGGCTAACAAAGTAGCTCTGCGTAAGTTCTTAGACGAAATCAACGCTACAGATACTAAAATGAACGGTCGTATTAACGAAGAAACTGTTCTACTTAAAGTATCAAGTTAACATGGTAAGCCATAGATAAATACTCGAAAGAGACTTTTTATCTATGGCTAACTACACCGCAAACTCAGAAAATAATTTAGAAGGTCAGGGCCTTGAATGGACTGATGGCAAAACTTCTACCTCATTAATTTACAAAGTTGGAAATCGACTACACCTTAATGGTAGTTTAGACCTCGATGCATCTAAAGCATTTAAGATTAATAATGCAGATGTACTAACAGCTAAAGAGTTAGGGCCCGGAGTTATCCGCAGTAGTCTTAGACAAGTAGGTAATTTACGATCATTAATTGTAAACGGCGATACAAACCTTGGTGAATTTGCTACATTCAACAGCGCACTCAATCGCTTAGGCATTAATACTGATCGCCCTAACGCTACCCTTTCCGTACTAGAAAACAACGTAGAAATCGCCTTAGGCGCACCCGTTGACGGTAGAGCACAAATTGGTACGTTTACTAATCACGATCTTGATCTAATAACAGATAACACTGCACGAGTAACAATCACAAGTGACGGTGAAGTTGTAATTGGGCACGAGCGTTTTAACAACGGCATTTTACGAGTAAATGGTACAATATTTGCTAAAAATATTATTACCGACGATAAAGATGGTCGTGCTAATTCTGTTATATTTTCACAGCCAGGCGATGTATCTGTGTTTGGTGTTGGATTGGCGTGGAGAGCAAAAGATCTTACTCGTCAATTAATTTTAAGAAACGGTCCTGAAAGACTTTGGAGTTCAGAAAGTTTTGATCTAGGAGAAGGCAAGTCATACTATCTTAACGGAGAATTGGCAATATCACCGAGAGCAATTGGTCCTAATATTAGCCGGTCTAACCTAACTACGTTGGGCACACTTGAGAATTTAAGTGTAGGCGGTGCGTCTAGATTCATGGGCGATATTAAAGCTGAATTTATGACGTTGAAGGCTGTAACTATAAACCACGCCGGAATACTAACCGTTAACAATGACGGTATCAGAACATCAAAAGACTTTAAAGTAACAGTAGACGGCTTAGAAGACGTTAAAGTAGGCAGTCAAGAAATTGTTATTGGACATAATCAAAATGTCAACAGGCCACTTAAACTATTTGGTAAAGTTTCAATTGGCGTTAACAGTCCAGATACATCTGTCGACTTAGAAGTAAAAGGGCCAGTTAGTTTAAATGGTAAGAAGTTTATTTCTGCTAGCGAGCATCCAAGTATTGGGATTTATACCAAAGGTGACGTTTGCTGGAATGCTGAACCACACGATGGTAACTATGTAGGTTGGATCTGTGTAGTTTCGGGCAATCCCGGAACTTGGTTGCCATTTGGTGCAATTGGTCGCCACAATAGTTGACATTGTTCCTTAAGGCTGTATAATTACATATAGCGGACTTTTAACGTCATTCATCCCGCTTTATAAACTCTGCATGTCGTCAAACTTGCTACCTTACAAAGGAGACTAGAGATGGCAAATCTTCAACCCGTACAATACAAGTACACAAGCACAAAAGAATATCACGACTCATTCCCATGCGCCTACAGGCAATGGCGAGCTGATAGTCACTGTAATCTGATTCACGGTTACAGTTTTAACATGAAGTTCTACTTTGGAACTAACGACCTAGATGCTCGTAATTGGGCCGCTGACTACGGAGGTCTTAAAGAACTCAAAGGTATATTAGAAAGTCAATTTGATCATACCCTGTTAGTAGCAGAGGACGATCCCGAGTTAGACTTTTATAAGGAAATGGAAAAGCGTAAGTTGGCTAAACTTACTATTCTTCCTAGGCTAGGTTGCGAAGGCCTAGCTGATCAACTGTACAAGTATGTCAATGGTGTTTATATTCCAGACATGTGGGGCGACGGCGAAAGCAAACGTCTTTGGTGCTATCGCGTAGAAGTGCGTGAAACTCAAAGTAATATGGCCTATCGTGAAGGTCACCGTGAATGGAATGAAGATTTATTTGCATAAACTTTGGCGGATTTGGGCTAAAGCATTAGGAGAAAAATCAGGCAGTTCGGACGCGGAAGCGGACCGAATTGCTTGCATTAGGACGTTAATTGTGTTAACATACGTTATCACAAACTTTTTTATAATTGCAGGCGTCATAAGGCATTGGTAATGACTATTGGATTTACTTGTTCAACTTTTGATTTATTTCACGCAGGGCATATTATGATGCTCAAAGAAGCAAAAGAACAATGTGAATATCTAATTGTAGGACTTCAAACAGATCCCACACTAGACCGTGCTAGTAAAAATAAACCCGTACAAGGTGTATTTGAACGTTATGTACAGTTAAAAGCATGTGTATATGTTGACGAAGTTGTAGTATATGCTACAGAAAAAGAACTTAGAGACATACTGCTTTCTTATAAAATTGATGTAAGAATTTTAGGCGAAGAATATCAAGGCAAGGATTTCACAGGACATGACATTCCTATGAAATTTTATTTTAATCAACGTAGGCATAGCTTTTCAACATCCGAACTAAGACAACGGGTAATGGAAGCAGAGAGAAACAAAAATGGGTAAAATAGGCTTCGCATGTAAATGGATCGATACCCCTAATCAGATAAATGGTATTAAACCTACTGATGACTGTAAAAAGTATAACACTAGTTCAACTACTGTGGCATGGCTTAATCGACAATCTAAAGAAGTAGCTGAGACCAAACTATGGGATTTGATGAAACAAAACATCGAATCAACAAGATTACTTGTAGAAAAAGTAGGTACATTAGATGAATCCCTCCGAATGGTTCGTATTAGCAGTGACCTTCTTCCTGTGTACACCCAACGCGATTATAGCTATTTTTGGTGCTTATCAGACGTTCGTGCTTATGCGGAAAAGCACTTTGCCCAGGTCGGCGCTTTGGCTCGCGCTCGTAACGTTCGTTTGTCATTTCATCCTGGTCAGTTTACTGTGCTGGCTAGCGATAATCCAGATATTGTAAATAGAAGTATAGAGGAATTTGAATATCATGCAGATATGGCCAGGTGGATGGGATTCGGTAAGCAATTTCAGGACTTTAAAATTAATGTCCACATATCGGGTAGATGCGGCCCCGACGGTATCAAAGCAGTTATCCCAAGACTCAGCCCCGAAGCAAGAAACTGCATCACGATCGAAAACGACGAAAACTGTTGGGGCATCGAAAGTAGCATTGAGCTTGCCAAGCACTGCGCCCTCGTGCTTGACGTACACCATCACTGGGTCCGTACAGGAGACTATATTCAGCCAACCGACGATAGAGTTTTACGCATAATTGAAAGTTGGCGCGGTGTTCGACCTGTCATGCATTACTCTATTAGTCGTGAAGAATGGTTATCAGGACATTGCGACAACACTTTACCAGACTACGCAACTTTGTTAGAAGCTGGACATAAAAAACAAAAACTCAGAGCTCATTCAAACTTCTTTTGGAATAAGGCAGTAAACGAGTGGGCTCTAAGTTTTACAGAAACACACGATATCATGTGTGAATCTAAAGGCAAAAATATTGCAAGTTTTGCCTTGTACGAACAAGCTAAATTATTAGGCTTGTGATTTAGGTTTTCGAGGCGGTCTTTTAGCTCCAGTTGCTTTTTTGGCGGCTGGGGCTTTCTTTTTGGCTGCTGGCTTAGGCGCCTCTGCCGGCGGTGTAGCTGGAGCAATATCAGCATAGGCAACTGGTGTTAACTCTACAGTTGCTGGCTTAACATCCTCGTACTTAAAAGTTGTCTCAGCATTATTTGTAGCTTCTACTTTATACGGTACTTCTGGGGCTGCTTCTGGCTTTTTGCCTGTAAAGAATTCTGCAATTTTCTTGAACATTCTATGTTCCTCCTTGGAGTTTTATTTATATATGGCTTATGTCAATTAGACTCGATGCAGGCAGATCCCATACCTTTTTACGATCCTTGCCACGCTTCTGAGCAAATCGTTTAGCATCACAATTTGAACAAACATGAAAGTAATTGTTGCTCAATCGTTTAGAATCTATTTGCCCTTTATCTCGATTAAAGACTTCGCTACAATTATCACATCGAAAAACTACAATTGTTTTTTGTCGAGTATAGGTGTGTCCTAAACCTAATTTACTAGGTCTAGTATGTGTAGTCTGTTGATATTCTAAACGTAGGAACATACAACTATTTACATTAAGGTTATAAAATACTATTGATAAATATCTCATAGGACCTATGATGATTACAATTTCACCGTCTGCTTCAGTAAAAATACAAGACATTTTGTCTGAAGAAAACAATCTTGAAGTAAGTTTAAGAGTGTATGTGCAAGGCGGCGGGTGTTCGGGATTCAGCTACGGATTTACGCTAGACGGCGAAAAAGGCGAAGATGACTTTGAAATACCCCTTGGAAGATGGAAAGTTTTAGTCGATTCCATGAGTTTACAATATCTGCAAGGTGCAGAAGTTGATTACATAGAGGAATTGTCAGGGTCACAATTTACAATTAAAAACCCAAACGCAACAACAACTTGCGGGTGCGGATCAAGCTTCGGAGTTTAAAATATGGCACGTCAAGAAATCGACATTGGTGTACAAGGTAATGATGGTACCGGTGATAGTATTAGAGAATCGTTTAGAAAAGTTAATGAAAACTTTAACGAAATTTATGCTATATTTGGTGCTGGTGGTGCAATTAGTTTAACAAATTTATCAGATGCACAATCATTACGTTTTATAGACGGTGAAGGTTATGTAGCAGATTACGGTCAGAATCGTCTTATTATTTCTAAAACGGACGGCAGCGGCTTAGCAGCCAAAACACTGATTGCTGGCGAAGGTATCAGTATTGATGTGACTGACCCGGATAAGGTAACAATTACCAATGCCCTGTCAACAACAGCCAGCGATCCTGCTCCAAAACTTGGTGGACCGTTAAACTCAAATCAATTTCCGATTGGTAAGGTTCCAGATCCAAGTTCTGATCTAGTAGCATCTTTTAATGCGGTTCACGGGCCTCGCGGAGTAACTACTACCCTAGACGAACTAGCAATTAGCAAAGGCTATGCAGACAGAAACTATGTAAAAAGCCAAGGCGGACTTATCGGTGATGCGCTCCGTGTTAGAGACGAACCATTAGTTCCCCAAATTGAAGAAGACGATTATGATCCAGCCCTAACCAGCAACTATGTAGCTAATGAAACACTACCTCGTAAAAATGTAGTGTTTAGAGGCGGTGACTCAATGACTGGGCCGCTGATCCTTAATGACCATCCGGGCGCTATTGCAGGCGTTGGATCACCCAACGGAGCCGACGATTTACAGGCCGCAACCAAATATTATGTTGACAATTCAACATATTCTAGCGCCATTAACTTGTTTGTTACTACTAAAGGTGACGACACTCAGGCGTTAACTCCAAGAGGCAAAGAAGGCCGTTTTTGGAATTATGCTTATAAATCTGTTGGTGCTGCCTGTTTGGCGGCTGAAGGATTAATTACAATCAGTCAAACAGAACCTGGTCCGTATCGTCAACGTATTGCCTACACACAAGGTCCTGATCAAACATTTTCACTTGTTACTAATGTAACACTAAGTGGTGGTAACAGTGGAGACACCGGATATGTTAATGCGTTTGACCTGTTGCGTGTTAATAAAGAATTTATTCAATACGAAACTATTGCCTACATCAACAACAAATACGTAAACACATTTACATTTGACAAAGCAAAATGCAGTCGTGACGTTGGTCTAATGATCGATGCAGTTACCCTTGACCTAGTACTAGGTACAACTTATAATACTGTATTGGCTGCAACTAGATATTATGACGAATCTAGTTCTAAAGTATTAAGCGACCAATTAATTCAAACGGTCGACGCTATTAGATTTGTAAGAGACTCAATCTTAAATTTCTCGTACAGTAATACTATTTTAAGCGCCTATATTGGAGATGTTATTGATGCGCTATGTTTTGATGTTGTTTATCAAAGCAATTTTAGATCTATTAGAATGGCTGAGAAATTTCCAAGTGCAGAAACTGGCATTGAATTTGAACAGCTAATCGGAGTACTAACTGATCTAAAAGAAAGTATTTTAGGTCTAAGTCAAGTAGTTGCCGTACCAATTGCCGTTGATATTATCAATGATAATATTAATTTAATGATTGCACTAATCCAGGGCGACGAAGCGCCAACACCTACATTACCAAGTGTACTTGGAGTCACTAAAGGATCAAATTCAGACAGTCGAGAACTATTGCTTAACAATATTGATTTTATTCAGTCAGAAATTATTGCATTCTTAACTGCTGAATACCCGGGTCTACAATATAGTAAAGATACTTGTAAGCGTGATGTACGTTTAATGATTGAAGCTGTTATCTATGATCTATTATACGGAAATAATACAACTGGTGTAAACGTTGCCAGCGTATACGCAGGCCAACGCTATTGGGTAGGAACACAGCGTCAGATTGCGGCGCCTGAATTAGTACCAACATTGGCTGCTGTAGAATATATCAACACGTTAGCACAGTCTATTGTACAAAATCAAACGCCGGCTGTCGTTTATCAAACCACTACCAAACAGTATAGAAATCAAACGTTTTCACGAGTCAGTGGTGTTGGTGCAGATGCAGTGGCCACAAGAACACGCATCACAGAACTGATAACAATTATCAAAGGTCTAGTAGAAGTTAACGTACCGCCGGCAATTGTTGAAGTTGATGTTAGCAACACCAGCGGCACATCAAGTGCGCTAAGAGGCGTTCGTACTGCAATTTTAGGTACCGGTAATGCTAATAGAACTGCACTACGGAATGCGGCAGTTACCTATGTCAATGACAATTATCCAGTAATTAATAGCGCACCGGCACTGCAAACGATCAACAGTAATTTTCAAATTATTATTGACTTGTTAGAAATTGGAATATCGTCAAGACCCGAAGTTACTTATATTAGTCCAGAGAGTTTAGGCGGTGGTGTAACTAGTGCTAGAGAGTTAATGTTAGAAAATATTTCTTTCATACAAGAAGAAACTATTGGTTGGATTAATACTAACTTTCCAGATTTAATCTATAATCAGAATACTTGCAAACGAGATTTAAAATACATTATTGAAGCAGTTGCATATGATATTACCTACGGTGGTAACTCGGCTAGTGTATTTGCCGGTGAGTTATATTGGATAAATGCAGTCTCACAAGTTGTTGGTCAGATAACACAGACCATAGAAGGTATTAACTATGCTCAACAAATTATTGGGCAAGTTATTTCAAATGTTAATATTTTGCAAAGTTATCAGTCGCCTCCGTTCCAAGTTCCACAATTTATTGATTTAGATTTAGAAGACGGGATCGATGCAACTGTAGAAATTAATAGTCTGTTTACAGCTATCAAAGATTTAATTGCAAGCGAAAGTCTTACTATCGACAGTCAATACCCTGCACTTGATACTGGTGATTACTCTGAAGCATATCTTGCTATTAGACAAACTATTCAAAATGAAAAATCAGTCATACAAGATGGGACTGTCAAATATCTTGATGTAACTTACAAAGGCGGATTTAACTACGATGAAGCAATATGCTTTAGGGACGTTGGGTTAATCATTGAAGCCATGGCCATTGACTTGGTCACAGATGGTACATATCAAACTATCAATGCCGGTACTAGTTACTATAGAAATACCAGCGCCAAGGCGATTGCCATTGGTACACAGTATAAAGAAACACTAGACGGTATTGAGTATGCTAAAACTCTAGCAGTACAGGTACTAAACAGAACAACTGCTTCTAGATATCAAAGCCTGTATACTCAGACATTTAATATTAGCGGCATACTGCCAAGCTCACTATATGGCATGATTGGCGATCGAGGTGCGCCAAGTTCTGGCGCTATTACTGATCTAACCTACAATATGAATACCTTAATTGGTATTATTGTAAACGGGTTTGGTTCTGCACCAACTCCGTCATTCGGTACTGGGTTATGGACTGTAAGACACAGCAACGGTGGTAACAGTTATGTTGACCAAGGTAATCCAAACAACAACGACATTTTACCAGCTAAGGTATTAGTTGGAGTTAGTTCAGATGCGTTTGCTAATATTGTTACTTACGCACCCGGCCTAAGCGACACTTCTGACACTATTACTTGTAGATTGACCAAACCTGCGTACTATCAAGTTGGTGAACAGATTGAGTTCGGTGAGAAGGTTAAAGATTTACAAATAGTAATTTTTGTTGAAGCTGGTATTTACTACGAAGATTATCCGATCAAACTGCCAACAAACTGTTCGATCAAAGGCGACGAGTTCCGTAGAACTATTATCCGTCCTAAGGATCGTATCAGTCAAAGTCCATGGCGCAAAGTATTATTCTATCGTGATGCAATTATTGATGCAATGCAGTTAGGGCCAATTGACACTTCAGTTGATTACAAGACCAATACTACAATTAATGTCAGTGCAACTAATGGAACGATTGTTGTAACATTAGGGTCTGGACAAGTGCCAAGTTCATGGATTGGTAGACTGTTAGTAGTTGACAGTACCGTTCCCGGACGACCAGAAGGCAAGGCAGTTATTGACTCTGTATCTGGCAACTTTATGAACTGTAGTGTTGTTTATCCGTTTGAAGTAGCAGGTATTAAACAACCAGTTAATTGGCATTTATATAACACAACTAACTACGGTAGACATTATCTAGTTAATCCGTTAGACGTTACCTCAAGTCCAAAAAATAACAAAGAGATCGATATCTTCTTGTGTAACGATGCAACTCGTATTAATAATCTTACTATGCAAGGGCATGGTGGATTTGCCATGGTGCTTGATCCAGAAGGTCAAATTTTAACTAAGTCACCATACGGACAAGTGTGTTCAAGTTTCTCACAGTCAATCAACCGCAAGCGTTTTGCTGGTGGGCAGTACATTGACGGATTCGCAGGAAGATTGCGCGGAGCAATTAGTGCTGTTGCTAACAACGGCGGACAAATTACTATTACTGGAGCAGTTAACTCAGGTTTAGATGTAAGAGCCCCACAGCCTCCGTGTGCGTTCTTTATATCAGGAACACGCTATCAAATTAACGACATTGTTAGTTACAACTCGGCTACTAGTTCAGTTACAGTGACAATGGATACTGCCACTCCATGGAATGGTGGCTTTGTGTTTAACGAAGCAAAGTGTTCAAGAGACGTTGGCTTAATCATTGACGCAGTCACTTACGACCTAGTAACTGGTTCAAATTATCAATCTATCAATGCAGGTCGATCATACCTACGTTCATATTCTAGTCTAGTAAGAGGTAACGTACAACTTAACAAGACTATACAAGCCTTAGAAGAAGTTACTAGTCAAGTAGTAGCATCTATTCCAGGTAATCCTACTGCAATTGCAATCCTTCAAGATCGTATGCAGATTGTTATTGACATCTTGAGAGATGGCGCTAACGCAATTCCAACTGCATCATATCCTGCACTAACATGGCAAACAACTCCATACACTAATGCTAGAGATATCCTGCTGGCCAACAAAGATTTTATTGGTGAAGAAATTGTTTCTTGGATTGGTGTTAACTTTAACGTTGCACAAATTCCTAACTACAGCGTTAATACCTGCAGACGAGACGTTGAGTATATTGTAGAAGCAGTCGTTCACGACATTATATACGGTGGTAACTCAATGACTCAAGATGCGGGTCTTGCCTACTTCCGTGGAACTACTAGTTACATTCCGGGCGAAGAAACTGTTACTATTGCTGCCTACAACTATATGAAAGGCATTATGAGCAGCATTGTTCAAAATAGCCTAATTACTAAATCAGCAGGTAACGATCTAACTCAAAATGTCAGCTTGCCTGCAAGTAACTCCACTGTGGGTAATGCTGTTATAGCCCTAGTCGATGTACTTAACGATATATTATCAGGCGGAACAACTAGCACACCGTATCAGTTCCCAAGTAACTTTACAGGTGTTAGTTCTTTATTAACAGGTGCTCGCACAACAATCTTATCAGTTAAATCAACAATTGCTACTGACATTATTGTATTCTTAAGAGAAGGACTTGGTACACTAATTAATATTGAGATGGGCGGTAACAAGTCCATGTTGGCCAACGACTTTGCCATGATTAACGACTTGGGCTATGGTATTGTTGCTAACAACGGTGGTGTAACTGAACAAGTTTCAACATTCTCATACTACTGTCATACTCACTATTGGGCCAGCAACGGTGGACAAATTCGTTCAGTTGCAGGCTCTAACTCGCACGGAACATATGGTTTACGTGCCACTGGATACGATGTAACTGAATTGCCAGACGAGGTAAGCCTAGCGGACAACATGATTCAAGTTGCTCGTGTTTACAAGGAAGGGTTATTTGTTAATGAAATGACTCCTACTATAGCTAAACAATCGTTAGCAGTGTATATCACTGATTACGATTACGGTCCTCAGAATATTTCAGAGCTAGAAGTTGATCATTCTTTAGCTGGATTTGGTGTTACACGTTATGAAGTTAATGCGGTTGAAAGAACTGCGGTAACTGTTAACGGTGTAAACATTTTAAAACTAAACTTGTCAACTGCTGGTAACAATGGTACTTCATCAGTTGGTTTAGTTACAGGATTGTATAACGGTCAGTTAGTAACTATTCGTACATTACAGAATAACAAGTACTTAGGCATTGCCAACGTAAACCCGACTCGTCCGTCAACTGCGCTACAGTACAGCGACAACTTGGCAGATATCTATCGTGTTATTACATATAACTTAACAGAAGGTACAGGGGAACTACTGCCGCAAAATCAAGCAGTACTGTCAACTGACACATCATTTCTTTACTTTAAGATTGTAGTTGATCCGGCTAAGATTGGCACAGTTGATTGGATTGAACCTACTAAGACTATGGGATTCAATGTAGGAGACACTAGATTAGCTATCCTGTCTATTGCTAAACAAAATACCATTGACCAAATTAATAAAGGCACGTACATAACAGGCTGGAACGGCAGAATTCATCGCGTGGCACAGTACTATGGCGTACCAGAAACTGTACTTACAGATTATAATCCTGTTGGTAGTACCGGAGTAACACTGAAAGTAACCAGTACTACTGGCATACATGAAGGCATGGAAGTTAACGGTAACGGTTTTATCAGTAACCAAACTGTCGTTGCTGTGGTTAACTCTGTAACCTTAACTCTTAGCGGTGCTCCTGATAGCACACCTGGTGGAGGTTTATCTTTCGTCAGTTTACGACCTGCATATCTTGAGTTAGAAGAAACACCAATTTATAACATTGGTGGTACTGGTACTATTACTCCAGCATTGACATTTAATTCAATAACTGGAACTGGTTTAGAAACTAGATATATAACGTTTGACACACCTTGGCAGCTGACTCCCCAGACCGTAGATAGTTACGTAAATGTATCTGGTCAAGGTAATAGTTTATACAACGGACCAAAACAAGTAACTAGAATTATTTCTGAAACACTTGTTACAGTCGCTAGTACATCAAGCCTTGATGTTGGTATGATCATTACCGGCTCTACTGTTACTGGCAACGTTAACTTAACTGATATTGTTAGTTTAACACAATTTAAAGTTAGCCCAGCTATTTACTTGCCAGCAGGCACTAACATCACTGCTACTAAGGTAGCTACATTAGGCAGCGTTACTATTGTTAACGGCGGTAGTGGGTACTTAACTCCACCTGTGATTACAATCAGTGGTGGTGGCGCAACTATTGATGCCCTAGTAACTTGTACAGTTGTTGGCGGCAGTATTGATACGGTAACTGTTGTTAATCCGGGTTACAACTATACCAGCTTACCAAATTTATCTATTGAAGTTGCAGGAGACAACAACGCAGTATTAGTACCAGTTCTAACTGCAACATCAACTACTAACGTAACTGCAACTGCTGGTGTAAACACATCTCAGATAACATTAGCATATAAGACAGACCCGAATACTAGTGGAACTATTTCTGCAACTACAGTAACTACTAACTGGATCAATATTAGTACAACTACAAACTTGTATGTTGGCAATACTATTGTATTCAGCGGTACTGCGTTTGGTGGCATTACCTCAGGCACTACGTATTACATCATTCAAGTAGGTACAGGTCAAATTAAAGTAAGTACCAGCAAAGGAGGGTCATCAATTACCCTAAGTACCGCAGTCGGTGCTATGACATTTGTTGCTAACAGCTTTAATTTTGGAACTAGTATTACTGCCACAGGATTTGGTTCACAAACTGGAACAGGTCCTTATTCAGTTACTCTAAACTTTGGATCGACAACTGCGCCTGCGACTGGGCAGTATTACAAGGTAGAAGGAAATTCAAATCCGATATATAACGGATTCTTTAACTGTACTGCATCTACCACTACTAGCATTACACTAACATATCCAAATAATCCAGGTGTGTATGGCTCAGGAACTACGCTTATTACTAAAGAATTGACCAAAGGTACAAACGTATCAACAGGTATTAGTAAGCCGTTTGGAAATATAGATGCTACTACAATACGTCTTGGATATGCCGCTGGTTCACAAGGCCAAGTTACTACACGTATTAGTACTTGTCGTGCAACAGGGCATGACTTCTTAGATATTGGTACTGGTGGTTACTCAACTACTAACTACCCGTATCAAATTTATGGCAACCCTGCTATTAGCCGTAAGGGTGAAAACGAAACTTACGAAGAGGGTGTAGGTCGTGTGTTCTATGTAACCACTGACCAAAACGGTATCTTCCGTGTAGGTCGATTCTTTACAGTTGACCAAGGTACTGGTACAGTTACATTCTCAGCGTCAATTGCGTTGAGTAACTTGGACGGTATTGGTTTCAAACGTGGTGTTGTTGTAAGTGAATTCTCAACAGATGCCAGCTTTACAAACAATGCTCCAGACGCTGTACCTGTTCAATCAGCTACACGTGGTTACATTGACAAGCGGTTAGGTCTAGATCACGGTGGTGCTCCAATTGCCGCAAGTAATTTAGTTGGTCCAGGATATTTGGCATTAAACGGTGCGCTGGCAATGAAGGGCAACGTTAATGCTAATAACTACAAAGTTATTAATTTAGCTCCGCCAACAGATATAAATGATGCTACTCCAAAAGCGTATGTAGATGCACAGGTTAGACTATACGATCAATTATCTGAATTATTAGATGTTGATGTTGGCACACCTATTGCTGGGGACTTAGCAGTCTTTGTAGGCGGTAGCAAAATTATGGTCAGTGCTACAACTGCTGGCGATTTAAGTGCTACCTTTACTAACAGTACTCCGACTACTTTAGCTGTACCTATTATTAGTTTATTAGCAGTTGATGTGACAACAATTACTGTAGTTAATGCTGCCGCATTTGGAACAGGTCCTGGCTATGTTAAAGTTAACAACGAAGTATTTTACTATAGCTCAACAAACTACGGAGCAAACAGACTAGACGGTGTACAACGAATATCAACTACTACAGATACAAAGTTTGGTATTAACACTGGAAACGCATCAGCAACACATATTGTTGGTAGTCCAGTTGTTGATCTAACTAACGCACAGATTAACTACCAAATTAATCCAGGTGTTATTGTCAATGCCGACGTTAACGCGGCAGCTGGCATTGTACAAAGTAAATTATCAATGACGCTGGCTACAACTTCTGCCAGCGCACCAACAGGTACTGCCGCACAGAAACAAGCTGCCAGTGGCGTAGCAAGTTTTGATAGTGCTAACTTTACTATCACAGACGGTTGGGTTGGAATCAAAGCAGGTGGTGTTGCTCTAGCAGAAATTGCTAATCTTGGTAATGGTTCTATACTTGGAAACTTTTCTGGCACTGCCAGTGCTCCAAGAGAAGAAACTGCACAAACTGTTTTAGATGCTGGATTTAATTTAAAATTTACCACTAACGTAGGCGTTGTAACATACGGCGGAACATCTGGTTCTGCTTCAATTACTACTATATCTACAGATGGTACTGCCAGTACAATTGCCAAATACGGCTCATCTGGTGAGTTTGATACTAAACAATTAAAAGTTGACGGATTTAAAGCCCTTGACGTTTCAGCAAATGCTTTAGAATTCTTTACTCCGGCAGGTTTTAAATTCCAAAGTGCAATTGGTTCTACAGGTAGTAATACCGTTACTACTGCATTAGGAACTTGGGACTTCAGTGGTGGCACATTAAAAGCCACTGCGTTTACTACAGGTGCTGCCGCAACTGCTGGTAGTATTACTGGACAGTGGGCAGTACAGTCAAGTAGCTTGGTTGACTTCTCTCTAGGCACATTAAAATCAACTACATTAACTACAGGTGCTGCCGCAACTGCCGGCACTGTAACTGGTGCTTGGAGTTTAGGTGCTTCTAGTTCGTTTGATGCTACAGCAGGTACATTAAGAAGTTACAGTCTATCAACAGGGACTGTTAGTCAAGCTGGTACTATTACTGGTGCCTGGAGTTTAGGTTCTACTAGCAGTTTAACTACCGGCACAGGATACATTGATGCTAGAAATGGAACGTTATATACTGCTTCTCTAAATGCAGGAAATGCAACAGCAGTAGGTACTATTACAGGTAACTGGAATACCAGCGGTAATTTAGCAGCCACATACGGTGCTGACTTAGCTGAGTGGTATAGAGCTGATGCAGAATACGAGGTAGGAACTGTCTTAATATTTGGTGGCTCTGCTGAAGTAACTGTATCTAATACCATTGCTGACACTAGATTAGCAGGTATTGTTTCTACAAATCCAGCATACATTATGAATGATGGCTTAGAAGGCACACGAGCATTAATTGCACTTGCAGGGCGTGTTCCATGTAAAGTGCTAGGTAGAGTTAAAAAAGGTGATATGCTAACAACATCTGCAACTCCAGGCGTAGCAGTTAAAGCATTAGATCCTAAGCTAGGTACTATCATTGGCAAGGCACTTGAGGATAAAGACTCTGGTGACATTGCTGTAATTGAAGTGGCCGTAGGAAAGGTGTAATATGAGATATAAAGAATTTATTTTAACTGGATTGGGTCAACTTCCCAGTGTGGGAGATAGTTTTGATATTGAACTTGACAACATAGTATTGGAAACCGGAGTGGTTGGATTTGTTAGCGACGGCATTGTAGTAGAAATTGATGCAATTGGTCTTAGTCACTTATCGGGGTTTCAGCTTGACGAAGCAGAATACCAGGGGCGTAATGTACCTTTAGGTAAAAAGATGGCAGGCGATGTAAAGAAATCAAAAGTGTATGTGCGCAAACCTAATGGCAATATTGTCAAAGTTAACTTTGGTGATAAAACTATGCGTATTAAAAAGTCTAATCCTGCAAGACGCAAGAGTTTTAGAGCAAGACATAACTGCAAAAATCCAGGGCCACGTTGGAAGGCTAGATATTGGAGTTGCAGAAGTTGGTAAATATAGAATAGGATTACATTTATGGCATATCAATTACCCCCAGATCTCATACTAAACATTGGTGCGTATCCAAACGACGGCACCGGTGATGACTTGTATACCGCTTTTAGCAAAGTTAAAGATAGTTTTACTGCTGTTAGCGGTGCAGTTGATGCAATTTCTGGACAAAATGTTGGTGTTGGTGGTAGTAACTCGGCAGGTGTTTTTAAAGAAAGAGTTGGAAATGTATTAAAGTTTAAAACTCTTACTGGTACTGGCGTTACTATTACCAGCACCGCAGATACGATAAATTTATCTGCGCTAACATCAGTACAGTCGGATACTAGCCCAATGTTGGGTGGGAACCTTAATTTAAATTCTAAAAATATAACAGGAACTGGAAATATCAACATCAATGGTAATATGACGTTGACCAGTAGCATTACTGCTAGTAATGTGCAATCTTTAGTTTATGGTATTGACATACGAGCGTTACAAGCCCAGGTTGATTCAGGTGGCGGGGGCTCCGATGTAGATTTTGGGACATTCGTCCAACCCGCGCCTGGCGATCAGGATTTTGGAAACTTTTAAGGATTAGGAGAAACAAATGGCATTACGTCTAAGAAGAGGATTAGAGGCGCTAAGAACAACTATTACACCAGCAGAAGGAGAAATAGTTTACACCACAGACAGTAAAAGATTGTATGTAGGTGACGGTCTCACTGCTGGTGGTAACGGTGTTAGTGCGCCTGTTACAAGTGTTAACAACAAAATTGGGGCTGTAAGTCTAATCAGTGATGATTTAGCAGAAGGAGTTACTAACCAATTTTTTAGTGTTGACCGGGCGCAAGATGCGGCGTGGGAGTTATTTAACAATGCTTCACATTCAAATATCTCATTTACATATGACGATGTTCTTAACAAAATTGTAGCTGTTGCTTCTCCTACATTTACAGCTGAAGATGCCATTGACACTATTGCCAACGTACTAGTTAACAGTCCTCATACTGGTATTACGTTTAGCCACACTGACAGTTCTGATCGAATTAGCGCAACTGTTACAGCCGCCGGTCAATCATTTAAAACAATATCAGTTAGTCCAACGCTAACTGTTACGTTAACTAATCCAGGATCTAATTATACTAGTATTCCAGAAGTTACTGTTGCTGCCCCACCGCTTGGCGGAGTTCAAGCAGTTATTACTGCAACTATTGCACCAACTTTTGTTGCTAACATTGAAGTCACTAACGGTGGTACTAATTATTCAGCAGGCACAATTGTTACTGCTTCTGGCAGTGGATCACAAAGAGCTACAGGATATGTATACTTAGATCCAAACGGAGTAATTACTGAGATCGATGTTCGTGAGCCAGGTGCTGGTTTTAGAAACACTCCTATAACAACTATTGTTAAACCAATAGATGCAACTGCAACTTATGTGTCGGGTGGATTAACGACTACTATTATTGTTAGCAGTGTTGTAAATACAATCCACCCAGGCATGGCTATTACCGGAACTGGGTACACTAGCAATCAGAAAGTAGCATCAGTAAGTGGTACTACAATAACTCTAACGGCCGGAGCAACATCATTGCCATCCGGAACTCTTACTTTTACTGACATTGGCTCAAATGCAGTGTGCGAAGCAGTACTGGCTGCAACTACTCTTGAAGATTTTAATGTAGTCAATAGCGGATCGGGATATATCTCAATACCTGCGGTAACTATTGACCCTCCGGTATCATACACATTTAACGCTGCCACCGATGTAAACACTGTAGCTAATTCTATAACTGTTCCTGTAAATTCATTTACTACTGGTACACCAGTAATCTATACAGCAGTTGGTGGCGGTGCTGTTGGCGGACTAATGTCTGGATCAACATATTATATAATTAAGATTAACGGAAGTTCATTTAGATTGGCTATGAGTGCTGGAAATGCACTTGATAGCATTGCACTTGATATTACTTCAACTAGCACTGGATCTCATACTATTCGAGGGCTTCAAGCAGTTGCCATTGCTCTTCCGTCGTCTAACCTAGTAGCTGACAGTGCTGAAGACACACTAACGCTAGTAGCCGGCGGGGATATCATTCTCACTACTAACTTTAATACCGATACTATTACTATTAGTAACAAAGATAAAGGCAAAGTGCTGTTTGGCGGAGTTAGTCAATTAGCATACTATTCTGAAACTGGTAATACTGTTGACGGTATAGGACCTACATTAACTTTTAGACAACCTACATCCGAAGGAAATGCAGACGGTGCGTTGCTGGTGCAAGGGCAAATTATATTTGAGAATCAAGTACCAAAGATTTATTCATCAAATGCTACATTAGCAATTGCTTCGACACAGCCACTTGGGTTTGTTGAAATTGGTGATAGAGACTACGGTGGACGATTAGGTGTTATACAGAACGCCTATATTCCTAGTAATGGCGCACAATTTAAAGTACAACAAGCTCACAGTATGATGGATGCTAATAACACTAGCTTCATTAGATCAAGGGGAACTATTGACGTACCATTAGCGGTACAAGCTGAAGACGAATCTGGTGACTTATCATTCCAATCGTTCGATGGCACAACCTATATGACCCACGCGGTTATAAGTGCAGTAGTTGACGGAGCGTACACTCCTAACATGATGAAGATGCCTGGTAGACTTGATTTCTTCACAAGAAGTGCAACAGATACATCAGTTGGTAGAGCATTACGATTAAAAGGCGATAAGACTGCTGAGTTTACTTCAACTGTTAGTGCAACAGGATTTATTGGAAGTGGCGCACAGCTTACTAACTTGCCAGTTAGCTCTATTGTTGCAGGCGGTGGCATCAGCATAGTTAACACTGCCGGAGCAGTTACTATTACTGCTACAGGCAGTGATATACCTGATGTGGTAGTTGCTACTGGTTCATATGCTGATCCTACATGGATTACTAGCTTGTCAGAATCTAAAGTGTTGCCTAGTCAAGCTAGCAACAATGGAAAATTCTTAACTACCAACGGGCTAGTGTCAAGTTGGGCAGATTTTCCAGCAGGCGGTGGACTAGTTACTCGAGCAACTATTGCTGGAACAACTGCTAGTATTATGAACAATGCAACAGGCAACGTAAATATTACTGGATACAAAGGATACATGCTTTATAAGATACAGACTTCTGCGGCAGCGTGGGTAAGATTGTATGTCAGCGATGCGGCTAGAACTAGTGATGCCGCAAGAACAGAAGGTGTAGATCCATTACCAGATGCAGGAATTATTGCAGAAGTAATTACTACAGGAGCACAGACTATTCTAATTACTCCTGGAGCAGTTGGATTTAACAACGAATCTCCAGTAACTAACATAATTCCAGTAGCAGTAACAAACAAGAGTGGATCAACAGGCACTATAACAGTCACATTAATTGCTGTTCAATTAGAGGTTTAACATGGCCAAACTAGTGTATGAGTATATTGTCACATTACACAATGTAGACGATTTAGATTCGTTCTATCAAGAAATGGCAGCGCCAGCTGATGGGATTCAAACACATATTCCGGATAGGGAAGTTGAGTGTGCTGCCTTAAGACCTTTGAGTAGAAACACTCATTACATAATGACTGCCGAAGAAGCCAGTGCTTTAGAAAAAGATCCCAGAGTAAAATATATAGAACTTGCGCCTGCTGAAAGAGGTATCAGCGCAGGAACATTTATAGATCAATCTAGTTCAGGGTGGAACAAGTCTGCAACTACTAACGGTCTTCACAAAAACTGGGGCTTGCTAAGATGTACTAGAGAAACAAATGTGCCTAACTGGGGTTCAGACGGAAGTAATCCTAGCGTAGGCGGCACTATAACACTTACTAGTACTGGTAAAAACGTTGACGTGGTTATATGTGATACAGGCTTGCCTACAACAACTCATCCAGAATTTCAAAAGAACGCAGACGGTACCGGCGGCACTAGGATTGTAGATTACAATTGGTATCAACATAATCCCGAAGTAACAGGCGGCGCTCCAGGTACTTACAATGTTGGGTTACTTGATCCTCACGGTATGCACGTAGCTGGCACGGTTGCAGGCAATACACAAGGTTGGGCCAGAGATGCCAACATATACAGTTTGTATTACGACACTGGTAATAGCGGTAACTTTAGTCTGGTGTTCGATTACATTCGTGCATTTCACCGAAACAAACCAATCAATACTTCCACTGGCAGACGTAACCCAACTATTATCAACAACAGTTGGGGACAAAGTATTTTTCCAGGAGAGTGGTCATTTAATGACATAACTGCCGTTACCTACAGAGGAACACGTAATACGCCCGCGGGAACTCCGACTATTGTCTATACAGGATTTAGTGGCGTTTGCACTTCAAGTACAAAATTAGCAAATATTTTAAATTTAGAAAACGGTGGAAATAGAATTGTAACAACTTCAACAGTTAACAATCTAATTCTTAGCAAGCCTGCAACATGGGCTATTGACAACGCCAATAACCAAGCATATCTAACTTCCTTTGATAAACCTGCAGACACGTATGACGTACAGGTACAAGGACCATGCACGGTTGATTTGATTAGTCAAATTTCAGGTGGTTCGCTTGTAGGTGATGGAATTACTACTTTAGCTAATGCAATTGAAATATTGTACAACGGATCAAGAGTAACTCAATACTCTGACGGACCTGTGTCTGATACCTCTGAACCAGGGGACGACGTTTCTGTAGACATAGGCGAAACTAACGTGTCGCTACCAAATACAGGAATCTATACTATTAGATTCACTAATAGTGTTGTTGAAACAGGGGAAGTAGGTGATCCTGTTTATGCAACTGCTATGAGTGTAAGGGCACGATCAGGTTCCAGCAGTGTTGCAGTGTCATCAATACCAAGCAGTTTACTTGGAGCGGCATCATTGACTGCGTCAACAACTCCTACAGATATTGCAGGTAACACAACAAACCCCAACGATGATGCTTATTGGTTGTTGACTTTACCATTTAACATTAGTTTCTTAGGAACTACTTACAATCAAATATATGTCAGCACTAATCACTACTTGACATTCGGTGGCGGCTCATTTGTCTATAGCGGTATAAGCGAAAGTGTTCCAGCATTGCCAAAAATATCTGCTAGTGCCGCTGACAATTCAGTTCAACGAATATACTACGGTGTTGAAGGCACTGCACCTAATAGAACATTCCGTGTGCGTACAGAAGGCAATGCGGCAACTAGTGGAACACTAGGAAGTCCTAACATGGTACACGAATGGACGTTTTATGAAAACGATCCAACTAAGATAGATTTACAAACAGGCGTAAACAATAGAAAGACTAGTTCAGGCGGTGGCACATTTACTTCAGGTGAATTAAACACTTGGGGATTTATTGCAGGACAACGTATACCTGCTAGAGTAACTGCCTGTGACGAAGATATTATTGACGCAATGGAAGAAGGAATTATATTTGTTGGTGCAGCCGGAAATGGTAGGTGGAAACACGATGTACCAGGAGGCCTTGATTGGGACAACACGTTTGAAATGAGCAATAGATATCCAGGTCAAATATTCTACTACATGCGAGGCACGAGTCCAACTGCCAACGATCTTGGTATGCCAAACATATGTGTTGGTGCGGTAGACGTATTAGCAGTCGACCAAAAGAGTTACTTTAGTGATTGTGGACCTGGTACTGATTTATATGCGCCGGGCACCCAAATTATTAGTGCAGTGCCTAGTGGTACTGCCGATCCAAGAAGTCCTACCCACTACCTTGCCAAGTATAGCGGAACTAGTATGGCTAGCCCGCAAGTATGCGGAGTTATTGCGTGTGCATTGGAAACATATCCAAATATGAATCAATCAGCAGCCAAAGCCTATATTCTATCAGTAGCTAAGACAAATCAGTTAACCGCTACTTCAGGAGGACCTGCTGATATTAGAGATCTTCAAGGCGGTGCAAATTTATATTTGTACTACAAAAAAGAGCGAGCTACAGTGGGAACTACGTTTCCTAAACAAACAATTGGTATTAGACCTGTCACAGGGACTGCTTACCCAAGACCAAGACTACGTAGAAGAGGGTAATTATGCTCGATATTTGGACACAATCTTCAGGTTACAATTTTGGAACGTTTCAAGAACGATTTCAAATTAATTTGCCGTTACCTGTAACTAATGTCCCAGGTAACACTAATTTTAAAGTTATATCGGGGGCATTGCCCCCTGGTCTACGAATTGAAGGACAGTTTATTATTGGAACTCCTGGAGAAGTTCCTCGAGACACAAGTTACGCATTTTGTATTAGGGCTAGTCATAGCAGTGGAATAGCCGATAGAACATTTAATATGATTGTGCAAGGCCCCGACGAGCCAAGGTTTATTACTCCAGCAGGTCAATTAAGAATTGGTGAGAACGAACAGCTATATGTATTAGACAGTTCATTTGTAGATTTTCAAATAGGTGCGATTGACACTGATACTGTTACTGGACAACAATTAAGTTTCTTTATTGCCAGCGAAGAAGGCGAACTACCTCCGGGGCTATTATTAACACAAACTGGTAGAATAACTGGGTTTGTGCAACCAGCACTATCAATTAAAGTTGCAGACGGCGACGGAAGTTTTGACAACAGCTACTATGATAATGTTGCATACGACTTTGGCTATCGTCCAACCAACGGCTACGACAGTTATATATACGATCTTGTATTTTATGATTTTGCTCTACCTAGTAAACCTCCTAAAAAATTAAATCGTAACTATGAGTTTATTGCTACTATTAGTGACGGTGATTCTGTTACTAAAAGAAAATTTAAAATATTTGTAGTCGGCGATGACTATTTCCGTGCAGACAATGTAGGGTTCCCAGTTAATAGCGGATTATTTACTGCGGATGCACAGTACTTAAGACAACCAATATGGACTACTCCTGCTTACTTAGGGACTCGACGAGCAAACAATTATGTGAGTTTTATACTTGATACTTACGAAGCACTAACTTCGGGAATAGTTATCTATAGTATGACCGACGAAGAGATTACAAAATTGCCGCCTGGAATGCAATTTGACCCAACTACATCTGAAGTGTTTGGTTCTATCCCATATCAACCGGCTGTTACTAAACGATATAGTTGGACTATTGTTGCCACACGTTACGGAACAAATGAAGATGTTGTTGTCACTGAAAGAACTTTCTATGTAGATGTTATTGGAGAGATTGACAGTGTTATTAATTGGCAAACTAATAGTGATCTTGGTATTATAGATGCAAACTTTGTATCAACTTTAAAAATTCAAGCTACTAGTACAGTTCAAGATGCTATTGTAGTATATACTGTAGAAAGCGGTGCGCTACCTGTTATTGTTGAAATTAATCCAAATACATCAAATACCGTTGCGGCGGGATGCGCAGACGCTAATTTTAATACTACATTGACATTAGGTCCACTACTAAACGGAAAAAACAGTTATACAAATGGTAACAAGAGTCTAACATGGAACGGATTTATTTGGACTTACAGAATTACTGGTGAGGACGAATATTATAAAAGTGTACAAAACGTACAGTATCCGTGGCAGATTACAGAGTGGACATCTGAATTAGGAGCCCTAGAACCTGCACCATCATTTACTCAATTAGGCGGATTAGCTAACGACGGCACTATTGCCACACTGACGTTCCCAGAACAATTTGAACCGCCATTCAAAGTTGGCGCTATGATTAAAGTTGAGAAAATGAGTGTGCCGGCATACAATGGAGTGTACTCTGTTTTAAGTTGTACCACAACAAATGTAACGTATAAAAACACTACTCGGTTACCAGCACTGGCAGGGACAATTAGTAATAATAATGGCGGGTTCCCTCCGGGACTAGTGTTAGACTTAGGTGGTGAAGTTGTTGGAAAAGTTAATCAATACGGCACTGCTGACACACCTGGATTAATTACCTTTGATAATAACTCGCTTAGTATCGATCAACAGGCTACTACTATTGACCGGTCTTATAGTTTTACAGTTAAAGCTAGAGATCAGTTTGGATTCAGTGCGGCGTCTAAGGCATTTACACTGTTAGTACAAACACCAAACAACAAACTATACAGTAATATATCGGTTGCCCCCTTGCTTAAAATTAATCAACGAAAACTATGGAAGGATTTTATCACTGACAGCACAGTGTTTACTCCTGAAAATATCTATAGACCAAACGATACTAATTTTGGCGTACAGCGCGATCTTAAAATGTTAATCTATGCAGGTATTGAAACTACAGAAGCAGGCGCATATGTAGGAGCAATTGGACTAAATCACAAAAAGAAAACATTTAGATTTGGCGAAATTAAGAAAGCAGTTGCAGTAATTCCAGGAACAAACACACAAGTATACGAAGTAGTATATGTAGAAATGTTAGACCCGCTTGAACCAAATAAGAAAGTTTTGCCTCAACGATTAACTGCTATAGGTCGACAAAACATTACATTAACTACAGATAATACTGTAAACTTCTGGGACGCTGGTGAAAACATTCCAAGTTTAAATCAAGATAGAGCATACAAAGAACGTCCAGACCCCATAGTTACTATTGACAGTCAAGGATATCTAGCTAGCGATCCTAACCCATCTACGTATTTTCCTAACAGTGTTACTAATTGGAAACGACGAATACGTACTGTTGGGTCAACAGAAAGAAATTATCTGCCATTATGGATGCGTAGTATTCAGCCAGGCGGAAAGCAGGAATTAGATTTTCAACTAGCTTTACCTATTTGCTATTGCAAAATAGGGGGTGCAGATGACATAATTTTAAACATTAAATACAGCGAATTTGATTTTAAAACTTTAGAATATACTATAGATCGATATCTAATAGATTCTATAGAAGACTATACACGAGATAAATATCTTGTATTCAGAAACGATAGGATAACAATATGAGCACTTTAAACTATGCAGCCATTGACGAAACATACCCAGTTGCAGGGCAAGATAATAACAGTCAAGGATTTAGAGGCAACTTTGCCGCAATTAAGTCTTCGATTGCCCAAGCAGAAACTGACATTACTGCACTAGAGACAAATACTGCTAAAAAGAATGCTAGTAATGATTTTAATGGAAATACTGTTGCCAATGCAGTTTATAACAAGTTCTACGGAGCAACGTATCCGCTAGGCGTTATTAGTGCGCCGCAAAATATTAATTTAAATAACGGTCCTTTACAGTATGTTACCTTAGGTGCTGATACAACACTAACGTTTCAAAATTGGCCCACAACTGGAAAATTTGCACAGGTGCGTGTACACATGATCGGTGACGGCAATGCTATTAGAACTCCAACACTTGCTACTGAAGCAGGCGGATTAATTGTATATGACCAAGAAATCATTGATGATCCAGACGTTCTTAAATTACCTACTAATCAAAAAAATAAAGTAATTGATGTGTGGACGTATAACGGTGGCGCCAAAGTTTTTATTAAGTTAGTTGGAACATTCTAATGCACCCATTTGCCAGTGACCTATCGCAACTAAAGGATGGTGAATTGGAAGCTAAGGTGCATGAGTTAACTAGAAAATACTTTATCACCTACAATCCCGAAGTTCGTTCTCAAATAGTATTGTTTTTAGAAACTTACAAAGAAGAGATACGAGCTCGGCAAGCCAAATTATGGCAATCACAACAGGCGCAAGTCAGTAATGGACTTGACAAATTAATCAAAGTCAACTAAAATGTTGACATGCGATTAGACAAATATTCCAACCCAGTTTTTAGCGAGCAGGATCTTTTTGAAGCCATATACTCTGGCTTTGAGTTTAATCCGGCTGACACATTATTAGTAGACACTCGCTCAGACGATATAAAAAATTTAGAAACACAACTAGGTTTTAAATTTTTAGAGACGTATAACACCAATTTTGAAATTACAGACTACGATGCGGCATGCCAAAGTAATTGGAATATGCCTAATGAATATAAAACACTAGATATTGAAGCATGGATATGGGAACAATGTCCGCCTTGGGATCCAGAACATACTAGAGTTAAAGAAGAATTGGAAGCGTACAAAGCAAGAAATATGCTAGATTTACTGCGGTGGCTTAAATATTTTG